TTTATGGATATGAAAGGTATAGTACAATTAGATTTTGCAGTACAAAATAATTTATTATATTATCTTATAAATAGAAATTTTGAAAAATATGCTAAAGATACAAGCATTAAGTGATATACATGGTGATTTAATAGATGTACCAAAATGTGATGTAGTATGTATATGTGGTGACTTTTCACCTTTATTAATACAAAGGGATTATACTCAAATGATGAAATGGGTATTCTCTGATTTTATTAGTTGGTTAATAAAACTAAATTGTAAAAAAGTATTAATAGTACCAGGTAATCATGATTTCTTTTTTGAAAAAATGATGAATAAACAAGTGTATGATATAATTGAGAAAGGTACAGACAATAAAGTAAAATTCTTAATTGATGAAGAATACATTTATAAAAATGTGAGATTCTATGGTACACCAATGTGTGAAAGTATATTTGGTAATTGGGCATATTGTGATAGTGTTATAGCTAGAAAATCATATGAAAATATACCATTTGGAACTGATATATTACTTACTCACGAAGCACCATACAATAGTTGTGGTAAAATAGACGACGAAAATAGATTCGGTAGTTTTATTTTATTAGACCAAGTAAGAACTAAAAGTCCTAAATATCATATATTCGGTCATATACATGATGGCAATAGAATGGAAATAGATGGTAATACAACTTTCGTTAATGTTAGTATAAAAGATGATTCTTATAAAACAGTAAGAAAATCAATAGAAATATTATATGACAATGAATAAAATAGCATTATTATCCTTATTACCTACTATATTTAAAGATACAATAAAAGATAAGTATGTAAATATATACACATTACCAATATATGAAAAAGACTATGAAGAATCTTTAATACATGAAGGTAAAATAAAAGATATAACAGATATAGAATTTAAAGATAACACTCTGTATTTATATATTTTACTTGATAATTTTGAAGAAGAAATAAAATCAAATATTGATAATATAGAAATAATAGGATGCATATAACTATACCTTACTATGAAGATAATACTAGAATATCAAATAGTAGCTTAGGTTGGTTTAAGATTTCACCAAAGTATTTTAAAGATAAATTAGATGGTAAAATACAAGATGAAAAAGTACCAGCATTTGAAACAGGTACTATGATTCATATGTATATACTACAACCGGATGAGTTTTGGGATAATTATGTAATATTAGATTACGAAACACCTAAATCTAAAGAACAAAGAATATTCTGTGAAACATACGCACATAGCACAGAATTAGACCATGATTTAAGGCTCTTAGAAGCATTTAATAGTGCATATAGAGCAAATGGTAAGTCAGACAACAAAAAGCTCTTAGAAGCCAAGGAAATAGCCTTAAAATACGAGTCTTATATCAAATATTTAGATATACAGAATAAGACAGTGATAAGCTATGCAGATCTTACCAGGTTAAGGAACATTTCAGATAGTATCAATAACCACAAAAAAGCAAAAGAATTATTAACAAATATACCATCATTATATGAATCTAATAATGAATTTCATATAAATTGGGACTATAGCGTTAAGGTAGCAGATAATAACTTTATATTACCGTGTAAATCATTGTTAGATAGATTAGTAATTAATCATAAAGAAAAATTAATACGATTAATAGATTTAAAAACAACATCAGACATAAGTAATTTTAATATTAAATCTTTTTGGAAATTTGATTATGGTAGACAATTAGCATTCTACAAATTAGCAATAAGATGGTACTTTGAAAACGAATTAAAACTTAATTTTGATGAATATACTATAGAATATTATATAATAGCTATAGAAACTATTAACAACAATGAGATAAGAGTATTTAAAATACACGAAGATATTATAAATAACTCTACGGTAGATATATCACAAATAATGACAGAAATAAATTGGCATATACAAAACAATTTATGGGATCATAGAATAGATTATTATAAAGGTGATGGATCAGAAGTCATCACATTGTATGATAATAAGGGAGAAGTTTAATAAAGCTACATTATTTTTATTACCGTTAATAGCAGGAAATCATAATTCAACTAAATTTACTTTAGTAGATAATATATGTAGAAGTAGAAATAATTCGCCATTTGTAAACGCGTATATATCAGATATAAATAAACCTTACTTAGATAAACATTTATTTATTGTTTACGATAATAACGCTAGTTCGTATAATTACTTATATATGCGTAGATGGTTAAGAACATTAAGAACATACCATAATGATTACGATATAATATTAAACGGTAAAGGATATACGGTATTTGCTTTTACTATTGATGATAAAGATTATGACGAAGTAAAGAAAATAATTGAAGGATTATATAGTAAATTGAAAGAAGAAACTAAAAAGAAAATATTAGCTTTTTGGGATGCAAAATATAATTCTCGTTTATACAGTTATATGCATCATGATAGTAATAAAGAAATACTTGAACAAATAGATATAGAAGAAGAAACTATAAAAGAAGAAGATTATATACCTAGTTATTTCGAAGAATTATTAGATGAAATGATTAAGGATAAAGAAGATATTACAGAATAATTTTGTGATTTTTATTTAATGATTAGTGCACAAAAAAGCCCCTATAGTCAATTACGACCGTAGGGGCTTATTATTTATATACTATAACGTTATTTCCACAATAACTGATTATCCATATATATCATCTTTTCTCTTGGATATTGAATACCTATTATAGCTTTACCTGGCATTAGTTTGGTACCATATTTTAGTAACCTATCACCATAATCTATATCTTCATCCCACCAAGCTGAACTTGGTAACAATAACCGTATAGTATTATATGTGTTTTCAATAGTACTAGTTGCTGCCGTAGGTGAATTTAAAATATTTAATATTTCTAATGGATTATAAAAGGCTTGCATTTCAAATCTAACACGTGCTGCCATATAAGCGGTAGCATTTTTATACCAATCTTCTTCATCTTCATCAGCAATACCACGTAATATAGTAGATATTACACCTAATATTAATACACTATATAATAATTCATATGTTACTTTTCTGACATTATATTTTTCATAGTTCTCCATCCCTTGATATTTGTGTAATAGATTTTTTAAAACGTTAAGTTTATGTTCACTATACATTTCTTTTATAGTTGAAAAGAAGTATTTACCAACTGTTCTAAAAGTACCTTCTTCAACTGTTTCAGTCATATAATTGTATTGCTTTACTTTAAAACGTTCCTGCGCACCAGCCAACATCCAATTACGATGCAATAGAAAGAACTGTGCTATAGCATTTGTGTGTGCTTTGGTTCTATCTAAATCAGTTAATATACCATCAAGTTTAGCGGCAAGTGCATTTGAAGTATTTTTGATTCTGTTTAACAACTTGCTATCGACATATTGTTTGTACTTACCTTTTACTGTTAAATCACCATTTTTAAATTCGTATGCATCATATAAGGTTTCAGTATTTTTATTCCACATTATTTCACCTGTTTTCTTATCATTTGCGTAGTAAGTATTTATAAATTCCTGTCTACTCATAAATTTGCCAGCTTCCTTTACGAATTTATTGTTAAAGTAAATTGCTAAAAGCATTTTAGATTTAACTGCAAAATCACCCATAGTATAACCACCATACCAAAAGTTTTGATTTATATTACGTAATACTTGACTTTCATTTAGTCTGTCAAATATTTCCCTATTAGTCCTAGATATTTGATTTAATTGCATCATTGATAGTATCTTGGTACTTGTAAACGGGTCGCCTATAGATTTAACAATAGCAGGATATTCTTTTATAAATTCAGTATTTGCTTTAAATAAGTCACTTTTAGTATAATATCTACTCAACATAGATTCTATACGATTGTATGATGAAGCAGTTAATCTGTTTGCAAGCATAGCCCATACATTACCAAATAAGTTTATTCTACGTACATATTCTGCTAAACTGTTCAATATTTTATTAAATGATATACGTTTGTTGCCAATAGTAACACTTAATGGGTTAGAATGAATATTATACAACTGCATTTCAATAAAATCTACAGCTTTTTTATACGTGTTAGTTTGTTGACCAGATTTAATTCTAAATCTTCCTTTATAATTTCTTACACCCAATTGTTCTGTTATAGCTTCTAACTCTGGTGCAATCTTGTTCATTTCTTGGTAATTAACTGCCATCCTATAGAATTCTACAATAGAACCTACCATATCCCTTGTTATAGTATTTTGGTCATCTAAAGTAGTCATATACATAGTTGGTACAAAATTAACTACTGAACCATCTGGTCTTCTAATGGCTTGTTCTGTAACCCATTTAGTATCATCACCATTTATAATTACTTTGTCAGCTAACATGCTGTATATACCATTCAATAAGTTATCTTTTGCAGCTATTTGTGTCCATGTAGTACCTGTTATTTGTGGCAATCTGTATGCATTTTTAAACTTCTTATAAGTAAGCATATCATATGCTTCTTGCATAGTATTTATTAAAGCTTTATACAATTCCTGTACTTCTTTATTAGCCATAGCTTTATTATATGCTTTACTATTATCATATAAAGCTTTTTTAGGCTGAAGTCCTTGGTCAGCTAATTCAGGCTTATAATTCTTATTATAAAAACCAGATTCCGTACTCACTTCACGCCATAACTGATTTGGTACTATTTTAATCATACTCTTACTCTTTGGTTTGATATAAGTCCAGTAAGAATAAGGTCTTAATCTACCTTTTTTATCTAAATAATGATTACGTTGACGCCAGTCATTGTATGCTACTTCACCAGCTACTAATGCTTTTTCTTTAGCTGCTCTATACGCATCTGATACAACTATTTCTGCTATATCATTGAATGTTATACCACCAGTACTTGCAGTTTTTACACGAATAGCATCTAATTTTAAATCTATAAGTTCTAATGTATGCTTTATATCAGCAGACATACGTTCTTGGTCTATTTCAAAACTATCTGCATTTCTGAACAATCTTTCTAATTGACGTCTATATTCCATCAATTCATTATATTCATCAGTTTGTTCAGCTCTTTCTATATTATTTAAAGTATCCCAAAATTCCTGTGAATATTCAATTCTAGTATTTCTTTTATACCACTTTCTATATTCTTCAGGAGATAATGTTTCTAACATTCGTTCATTTTCCTTGTTAAAACTTTCTTGGTCTACTTTGTATGTTAATCCACTATTTATCTTTTCATTATACTTTTGTATAGATTTAGCTATTTCTGCATCAATACCTGATTTTGGTGTACCATCTTCATAATAATCATTAGCTAAGTTAGCTCTTTGCTTTTGTAGTATTTGTAATCTACGATAGTCACTATCTGATAATAAATGTAACTTTGGTTTTTCACCGTCCTTTGATACTTTTTGTAATATTTCATTTATTAATATTGAATATTCATTTCTTGCTTCCCTAGCTTCTGGGGTTAGTTCAAGTAAAGCATCGTAGTATTTCTTTGTATATTTTCTTTCAGCATGTCTTGATAACCATTCGTCCCTTTCACGTAAAAAATTATAATATGCTTGTCTATCTTTTGGTAATTCATATAATTCTTCTACACCATATTTAGCATTTAGTTGTGTTAAGAATTTTTCATAGTCACGCCTAAATCTACCATAGTTTAAAGGTCTAATTAAATTACCAGTCAAATCACCATTTTCAAATTTTTCCCTTAGTAAATTTAAATTACGCTTTACTTTAGAATATAACTTTAATAGCTGTTTGCCTTTTGACCATACTTGTCTATCTACTTCATTCTTAGCATTAGCTACAGTAACATGCATTATACGTAGTATTTCATCACCAGCCGTACCCATAGAACCTAACCATAATGTAGTATTCCATATGTCTTCATCTGTCTCACGTAGTTGACTTAATGTTTTATTTATAGTAGGTGAATCTATTCCTGCTTCCAATAATATTCTTGATACTACTTTTTCACGTAATATATTATAATTTGTTTCCATCGATGCAAACCACGTACGTAAATCACGTAATTTATTCATCGTATCGTTTATTGTAGCATTATCAAGGAAATCAAAATATTGTTTAGCATTTGAGGATAAAAGATAGTCTATAGTTTCATCAGGATTACTTTTAGTACCAAAGAACATAGGTTGATAAAAATTAATATAATCCCTACCAAGTTGTAGTAATCTTGATGCAGTTACATTTTCAGGATTTTCTACTAGCTTTTGTACACGGTCTTTATTACGTTGTGCTTCATAATAAGTATCATTAATAAATGTTATAATTGATTTAGCTTTATCCTGTTGTCTATCTAATTGTTCACGTAATTTCTCAGTTTTACTGATAGTTACTTGGTCTTTTACTGTATAATTTTCAAGAGCCTTTAAACGTAAATCTATACCTTCAATTATTCTATTGTATACTTTATCTAACTTATTTATTGATTCGTTTAATGAATATTGCGGTGTGGATATGAATATACTACCAAACTTGGTTGCTTTAGTATTTATTAAGTCAGCTAAATCACTTAGCGTCATAGTTGGTTTTAACAAATCAGCAGTAATAGTATCAGGGTTTATACCTAATGCTATTAGTATTTTATCAGCAATGCTACGTATAAAATTACTTAATTTATTCAACCATGATTTATTACTAACTAATGTACTATTAGCTAATGCTTGTGTTACTAACTCTAATTTACGAGTGGTATCGTTAAACCCATCTTTACTGTTATATCTTTCTTGTACAGACTTCCACAATTCAGGGAATGAACGTCTAGCTTCAAAGAATAAACTATTAAATAACTCATTATTTTCCTTAGATATTGCTAATACAAATGGGTGCATTACTTCTTCTAAAGCCACATCAGCAGTAAACCTACCATCAACTAAGTACGCTATATCACCAATAATGAAACTATTTATATTATTTTTACCAGTAAGAGACAAAGCTTGTTCAGGTGATATTACTTTTACTTTAACATTAAACTTCTTAGCTATAGCATTAGCTAAAGTAATTACTGATTCATTACTTATACTGGTATTATCTGTACGTGGTTGTCTATTTACTATACTTTGCCAATTTATATCTACTATTAGCTTACCACCTCGTATACGGTACTTTGCAGCCTCTCTAACGCCATATCTATTCTCAATGGTATTATTTATCAGTTTTAATGCAAAAGTGTCTGAAAACGCCTCTAAATTAGGTCTAATGATACCTGATATATTACCACTGATAATATTCATGTTGTTCAAATCTGAAACGATAGTTTCAATGGTACTATCTATTGACTTATTCGTATTAGCTATTAGATTAGCAAATGGTACGTTATCAATATTTTTATATTTATATATTGAAGTAATAGTAGGTTCACCATTTTCATCAGTAAATGACTGATTATCAGATACTTTAAATGACTTACTATATATTATAGCTTTGTCTTTTATTGCTGCTATTCTATCATTATTATATTGGTTTAGTAACGATTTAAACAGTATAGACGACTCCCCGTTGGGAGTCTTATCTATACCATTACCATTGTTTTGTGACCACATGTCATATGCAGCCACTTCACCTACTGTGTTAACAAGTTCCTCAAATTCTGATTTGACTTGTTTATCACTTAAATTAGGACATATTATTGCCATATCTTTATTCTTTACAATGTTTCATTACACTATCATCGTAATCACTACGATTTTCATCTACTATATTATCGTTATTAATCATGTCGGATTCTAATTTTCGTTCGTTTAACACATTAATATCGTAATGTTCACCATTATAATCATTTACCACATCATTATTAGTTATAACTACAGCCGTTTCGCTAGCACGTGATAATGCAACATATTTTAATTGATTACGATTGCGTGTATTACTATTATTATTTATATCTGCTTCGCTAACAAACACATTATTATAAGTACTACCTTGTGATTTATGCACAGTAATAGCATAACTATAGTCTATAGCTTTGTTTTTAATAGTTCTACCGTTATGTGTAATAGGGAATGTAGTCAAGAATGATGAATTCAGTTTTGACCAGAATTTAGCTAGTTTAATCTTAAGTTCTTTATCTGATATAGTATTTCTTAAAGCGTATATTCCTTCTAGTTTTGCTGATATTGCTTTGGCTATCTCTACTTCTTTACTTCTATCTGTAACTACAAATATATTCTTAAATTCTATATTAGCAGATTCATCTAACAGTGATACATATTTACCATCTAATTCTATACCTAATAAATCTATTTTTTCAGTAGCATCTCCACTATCGGTTATGCGATAATCCATAGAATTATACAGATACATATCATCCGTTACTTCAATAGTGTAATACATAGATACTGGTTCCCCAATATTTAATTCATCAGTATAACCCATAGACTTACGTATAGCATTGTTTATATTAGTAACTGCACCATTAGTCCACGCTAAAGCTTTAACATAATTTAAGTCTGTTTTGAACCTATCTGATGAGAACATATTTACCATAACATTTAATATGTCTATACCATCTTTAGTGTTATCTGCAAATAATACACCATCACCATTTTCATTCAATTTGCTTTGATGAACAAAATTAGATGAACCATCTGCAAATATACCACGCATATAATCTAACATAACCAGTAAAGGATTACTATCTTTCTGTCGCTCTACTTTATCTAATTCTACTATGTTAGGATTCTTAAATGCTATAGATACATCACCTTGGTTTACTGGTTCTAACTGAGCTTTATCACCAACCAATATTACCTTTATACCTTTATCTTTAGCTATAGCACTAATATCATTTATTAGATTATCATTTACCATAGATACTTCATCAATAATGACGAATGTAGCTTGATTTATAGGTAATTTAGAACCTGCTACATTGAAATCTACATCGCCAATTTGATAATTATCTAGATTATAGTCAGCTTTTAAACCTAATAATTGATGAATTGTCATAGCTTCCATGCCAGTAGCATTCTGTAAGACCATTTTAGCTTTATGTGTAGGAGCTGCTAATTTCACAAACCTGTTTTTCACTTTCATAGCTTGTTCAATATAAGCTAACAGCACACGCATTATAGTAGTTTTACCTGTACCAGCATAACCTACTAAGGTATAAAATGGGTTACTTGTCCTCATTGAAGGCTGTTTTAACCAACTTGCTATAGTATTTAATGCATTTACTTGTTGTTCATTGAGTTTAAAGTTAATACCTAATTTACTCAAATTAAACAATACATCACCAATAACTACTGTATTTACTGGTTTCTCCTCAGCTTGAATTTCAGGTGTGTTTGGTATTACTAATTGTCTTGAAGACGCTTTGATAAAATTCTCATAAGTATCAAAGTAACCTTCCATTAGATAACCTAGTTCATCACGGAAAGGAACAGTAAACACATCATCTTCTACTTCTTGTTCTTGTGTTTCTTCTGTAGATTCTGTATTATTATTTGAAATGAATGAGCTATCGTTTAATATGTCTGCTAATGCTCTGGCTTGACTTACTTTTGTATTGGCGAATTGATCTGTAAGAACTTTACCTTTAGCTTTTATTCTTAACTCTTCTATTAATTCAGGATTTTGTCTTGCCCATTCCTGCCATAGAGGTAAATAGCCTTCTGTATAAGAAAAGTCTTCAACGGTGCCTGATAAAACTTCAACAGCTTTTAAAGCTCCTACAAAGTAATTTATATCTTTGTTACCTAGGAACTCCTTACTTAAATCTTCTATTGAACCTGCAAATGGTATTACTCTTAAAGCACCTTTTTCAAAAGTTACAGTAATAATCCCGTTATTAGTAGTAAAATTAATTGGCTTACCATACTTTTCTTGTACTTCATTTAAGAACTTCACTCTCTTCTCTTCAGAAGTTGAAGTTGGATTAAGATTTAATCTACTATTCTTAGCAGGAGCTTTACCTTTTCCACTTTTCTTAATTACAGACTGATATACATTTTCAATAGTAATACCTCCTACATTTACACCGTCTATAATAGTATTATTCTTAAACGTAGCATAAAGAGCACTAAATCTGTTATCACCTTTTGAGGATACTTCATAATTTTCTTTCCCGTCAGGGTACCTTGACCACGTATATTCAACAATATTTGTATCAGATAATTCTTCAGTATTTCCTGTTAACTCTTCGTTTTCATCAGCTAATTCTTCATTACTTTTATTAGCTACTAATTCATCAGAGTTATGAACTATATCTGCATTATCTACACTTTGTTCATTAGGTAATAATTCAGTATCGCTCAAATTAGTATTCCAAGGTAGCCAAGTAGTTACGAAATTCAGACCGTTAACACCTTCTTCACTAACTGATTCTATAAACTGTTTTATAGTTCCTATTATATTTATCTTACGTTTGTCTGTCTTACTTAATATGTCATTTAATTTGGCAATAATATCTTCTCTAGATAAACCATCTGATATGTCTATTTTGTTAGGTAATAGGTTGTACCATAAATCACTTTTACCTGTACCATATTCAGTAATTAAGTTACTGGTTTGAGAATCTCTAACTCCTTTTTTATCTATAGCTATATAATATGGTACAAATCTTTCATTACTTGCTAATTCATAACCAACATATTTGTATACTACAGTAGTTTCAGGGTTATTTGGTAAGCCGTATTCTATTTTTACATAAGGAGTAAAGATAATGTCACCATGATTATTAACTGTATTATAGTTATCGGTAGGTTTTCCTTTAAACATTAGTGCGTAAGATATATTTCTACCATCACTAGTTTTTATAGTTTCACTAGAATAAACACTGACTATATCCTTTGTATTTATAGTAGGCACTATACTATCATTAAACCAATTGTTTAAGAATACATCATCTAGATTATAATCAAAGGAATCACCGTTTAGTTCATCCATTGTTTTTCTTATATAATCTACATAACCCATATCCTGTTTGATAGAGTTAGGTATAAACTTGTTTAATGAGTTAATAGTACGATTATCACCTGACGCAATAAAACTATAAACAACTAAATCTTTAGCAAATTGAGATATTTCTGTATTATCATTAGTCAATAAGTCCTCAAAATATTTTATACCTGCTTCATCAATTATATTGGAATCTGCACTTAATGTTACTATTCTTATTGAATTTGGTTTATCGAATGAATCATATGAAGTCTTAAATACTGGTTGCAGTATATTTAATAACTCATTGTTTATTCTACCGCTAGCATCTAATAATTCAGGATATTTGCCAGATAATATGTCATTTTTTAATGTAGCTAAACGTTTTGCGATATTGTTCTCACCATAAAATAAACTGTAAATGTCTATGTTATTATCTTTTGCATATTGTCTGATAAAATTTATTTTAATATTAGATTCCATTAAATTAGCTACGGTATTAGACATATCTGTATTAGCATAATTACTAATGCCTAATAAATTTAACATTAGATTATGATACTTTGAAAATTGATGGGTACCTTTTATTACTAGATTTTGAAACAAACCTTTTGCTAAATTTATACTGTTATTGGTTTTTACGTCTAAAAAACCATTATACCAATATCTATTTAAACTAGCAGAAGTAAATACTGAATTATTATTTAAAAACCTGTTTATACGTAAACCAAAAGACTTTAATAAAGTAAGGTTATTACCGTATTTTTTAGTATCTATCTGTGATACCTGTACCATTTCAGATAATGCATCTGAATATACAGATAAAGCATCAAATAGTTTAAAGATTCTTAATTGATCATAGTAATAGTTAAAATCTTTATTTTCTGGCTTTATATTTGTATACTTACGTAACCATTTCCTGGTAAGCATATTACCAGATAATAATTTTAAATCTATATTATAACGACTCTGTTTCAATATTTGGTCAATCATCGCTACTTGATTATTATCTGTAGCTTTTAACCTAGCTTGTGTTTCATACTGTTTGAGTACTTTCTTTATAGCTTCTTTACGTCTATTTGATTTACTTTGATTTATATCGATACCGTATCTACCATTAGTATTGTTTACCGCATTAGCAACATCCTTAAGTATATCTTGTGATAAAAAGTAAAAGGTTGAATCACCAATACCTGTACGTAGTAGGAAATTGCACATATTGTACGTGTATTGATTAACGTTTAGGCGTATAATATAAGGATCTTTAGCTACGTCTACAAATGCATTGATCATTGCAGATAACCAGTCTAATATGCGTTTACCATCCTTACCATATATACCACTTAAATTACTTATATTATATTTTTCAAGTAATTTACTTGTGTTAAATTCTAGACCTGCTAATTGTGTTAATACATGATTAGCATTATTTAATGCAAATGGTCCTATACCTAACTTACCTGTAGTGTACTCTAGTTTCTTACTTAATTGAAATCTAGGTGATATATATTTGTATGGTACATAAGGATCTGATGGTTTATTTTTTTCAATGTCTTTTAGTATGTCATTTTTAAGTGTACTAGTTGCAGTATCGATTGACATACGTGTTTCACCTACTGTCTTTTCATCTGTTATTAATGTCATAAATGTTTGTAATAACAGATTTTGTAAAGCCTCAGGTGAATTATTTTTGTATGCTGATTTACCTTTAGTTTCTTTAGATCTATCAAATTCTATCTTTTGACCATCACGATTAAAGTTAAACCTTGCTATATAACACTTATCAATGTCGAAGTCAGAACCAGTAAGACCAGTAAACTCATCAGGTAATACTATTGTATCACCTATATTTGAAGGTAATACGTCTACTATTCTTAAACCTGATATTGATGCTGTACCTTGAGTAGGTATACGATAACCTAATGCACATGGTTCTGCATTATTACCTATTATACCTTTACTCATCAACCATTTGCGTTGATTTTCAAAGTCAGTCATTTTAATTTCATCTGGTATTATATCCTTGAATAGATTTATTGATATGATACAGTCCATACTACCATCGTCATTCCTAAAATTCAAGGGTTTACCGTCATTTAGGTATATAGCACTGTTAGAAAAGTCCTTTTTACCTTTTAAGCCAAATGATGACATTTGAATAAACGCACCACCAGGTGTAGTAATATCTATAGCATATTTATTAATTAACGATACAAATCTACTTTCAATCCAACTACTATTCGATAATGCTGACAAAGGTATGATAAAGTCACCATTTTCATCTACATCAAGACCTTCTATTATTGATGATGGCATATTTGAGTTAATAGCATCTTCTCTTAGCATTTTTGCCAAATTGCTATAACTACTGAAAACATAATCACCATCCGCATTTTGTTTTGCACCAAGTAATTTAAGTATATCTTTTACACCAAGATTTGATAATTCATTTATAGCATTGAAGTAGTCTTCACGTAATTGTTCACCAGTTATTTCATACTTAGTACCCTCTTTGTAAGTTCTATCTGTTACTAGATTGGACATTGATGCTTTAATAAACTGCGTACCAGCATGAATTTCAGCAGTATGATGAGGATCAGTTATTAATTGTCTACGTAAATATTTAAACTCTTGATTATATATATGCATATTATCAAGACTATTTATACTTTCCATATTTAAGTCAGTATAATAGTCTGATTGCTGCCTATTACCTACCTTTACCGCTGATTCAAAAGTTATCATATCAATTGGTTTGGCAGGATCATTCATTTTATTGTATAGATCTGCTAAATCACCGTATGCAAAATGCTTGAATAATGGGAAGATTGCCATTTTATCGAATATAGGTACATCTAAACCTAAATCAGATAAGAACGTATCTCCCATATACATCATCTTTAATGGTTTAATTGATGCTTGTATTGCCTTTCTATATAATTCAGAATCTGATAACCAAGACGTATCTTCACTAGTGAGTAAATCAAATGCCTCTGCAACTTCATCGTTCCATTCACCAAGCATCTGTACAAGATCTTTGTACATTTGTGGTCTTATATATACTGCTGCATCCGCCTGATTAATGTTACCTTCACCTTTATCATTAGTTCTGTATATCTTTGTATTAAAATCTGCATTATCTTTTGCGATAGCAACAGCTTTTAAATATATATTATAGTCATTATCATCAAGTTCTGCTTTTGCTAAGTTTTCATCTTTTGAATATGCTATAGCTTTTTCTTCACTTACGCCTAAATATTCTTTTATATAATCACGTTTGTAATTTTCAAAGAATAAATCGTATAAATGATCTGCTATACTAGATTTAACCATGTTGTCATTCAAAGCAGCTACTGTAAATGTAGTTCTACCTGATAAAGGATGACCTATAGACCAATCTGTACGTAAATTATCACCAGTTGAACTTACAGCTGACAAACGTTTAATTTTAGCATCTGTATCTTTATGATAAGCAGGATCTTTACTAAATAACTTTTCAAACTCAGTAATAGATACTGCTGAATTAATAGCATAATCAGCAATCATATCTAATACAGCTATAGAATGAGCGTTATTAGCTATATCTGGATTTGAATTGCCTTTGTATTTTTCTGTTAAATTATCAATTTCTGTTTGATCTAATAGTTTATTCTTTAAACTAAATATGTTCGCTTTACCATTGTTAAACTCTATCAAACCTAATGATTCAGCAAAACGTAACTCATTAGCTACCATTCTATATAATAAATCATTTATATAGTAATGTTGTGTATCTAATGATTGATTAAAAAATATTTCTTTTACTTTTTCAAGACCTATTTGTAAATTAGGTGAATCATCTAGTATTTGGTTGAAGTCTATAAATTCTACTCCGTTGGTAGTATTCATATATATACCATTGAAGTATCTAAAACGTAAACCATTACCTTCACCTCTTGCGTGTTTACCTTTAAAATAATTTTTAGGGTAATCTTTTGGGTCTAACTTCTTATTACCATTTTCATCAGTAGCATTCATTATTTCCATAGCGTGCTCTATGGCGTATAATTCAGCTTTAGCATATTCTATAAACTGATTTACAGTAGACGAACCAAAGTTCAAAGTATTATCCCTAAGTTTTATACCTTCATGGAATAGTCTTATACCCTGTAATACGAAATAAGATTTTTTATCAGCTAATGTAGGAGCAATTAAGTAATCATTACGTGTTAAGGTCATTTTGGTTATATAGTCTTCTATAGCAGTAATAGATACATAATCACGACCTTTATCACCTTTACCTTCTTCAGTAAAGTTAACTAATGTTTTTATATGTAAATTAAGTTTATTACCAAGACTCCTAGCTTCATTTAAAGCACTTAGTACTAATGAACCATAACCTGACTTACCTGTGTTATACGCTACACTAGATAAGTTAGAAAGCATATTAGGATCATTGTTTAACCACCTTACCATATCAGTAAGATAACAGTTCTGTGATATTTCGTATAACTGAGCATTATTAGGACCTAATACAGTAGTTTCTTCGGGTCTTGGATGTAACTTAGCATATGACTCTGCAAATACACGTAATATAGGTGATTGAGCAAATAATTTAGTATTATCTAATGTCTTATCTAAACCAAACTTTGCACGTATAGTAGTAGCTTTATTATCCGCTATATTATTTATTACTGTATTAAATAAGTAATATAAGCTATTGTTACCTTGTTTAGTAAGTAATGATAATAATGCATTACCTTCATTTAAGTTAGTATATTGTTTATTATTGTTTAGTACGTCATTTAAAGTTATATTGTCAATTGCTATACCAGCATCATTAAGTACAGATACTAGTCTTGATTTAGCATTAGATATGACTTTAATATCACTGATATTCCTCTTTAAATCTTCAGCAATTTGATTATATCGTGTAACTAAATCTTTTACTTTACTTTGTATCGGTTCTTGTGCTTTATTAGTAAAGAACTTAAATAATTTATTATCACCAAAGAATTGAGATGACCATAAAGCAGGGTATATACGTTTGGCTCTACGTAAATTAGAATCACCTACTCTAAACTTAGATTTTCTACCATTACTTGTATTTTCATATTCATAACCAATGTGAATAAATTCATGAATATGGCTCTTTACAGTTTGATATATTTGTGTTTCTAAATTTACGTCTTTATTTGTTTTTAATCTGTTACTTAATGTTCTATAAAATGCATTATCTTTACCTAATGCATCTACAGTACTTACTATTTCTTCATATGTTTCACAATTATGCAAATCTCTTAACATAGTATTCCATGTTATATCGAAATTTACAAACGTTGGTAAACCAGTAAGAGGATCTGTTACTAATTCTAATTGACCTTCAGCATTTATTCTTGTATTTGGTATAGTAGACATAAATATTTTGACGCTAGCTAGTGCATTATTTTTCTTGGATACTTCCATAGAATCAATAATATGCGCATTAATACTATCGCCAACTACATTACCACCATCTATCTCTGTTACATTTTCGTTTACATTCTTATCTATTTCTCTTATTGATAATGCTGATAACTTAGCTTTTATAGCAGGTATAAATATTTTTTCAAAATTATCTACTACTTCCTTGCGAACGTTATATTGTGAATCAGTTAAATCATCATTTAATGATGCTTTTAGCCTGGTATATACAGTATTAAAATCTATTTTATTTAAATCACTAGAAGTAACTATATTATTAGTAAGAAATGTATATGCTTCTAATGCTGATACAATACTGTCGAATGCTGCATAATTTGGTATAGTACTGAATTGAACACCATTAAACGTGAAAGGAGCACCGCCATTTTCACCAAATAACCGTTGAAAATTATCATACGATGTTTGATTGATTGAAGATAACGCTAATTTACCGTTTGTTATAGCTTTAAATAGTTTGTTAATGTTTACTTTACTAGTAGTAGATAATGCTTTATTTAAACCAAACATACGTTTAAATAAGTCTAATTTAATTTTTTCAGTGTCTTTTAAAATATTTTCATATCTACCATCTGATAATACATATTCCCTATATTCTTCAGCTAATATTTCTTCAACCTCTTCATTAGTTAAATTAAGTTGACCTAATTTCTCACGTCTCTCAGTATATATTTTATTACGTTGAGCTGGTGTTAATAACAGTAAAGATACCCTATGAAATGCTTCATGAAATGCTGTACCTTGCTCTGCTTTTTCATATAACAATATTGAATCCCTTGTGGTAAGACCCATAGCAGTAGTTCCTGCATTAGCCACATTTATAACGTCATTTACTACTTGTACATTATTACGTACAAATATATTACCAAATATACGTTTTAAAACCTTTAATTCATTTGCTATATCTGCTACAGTATAATCACCACTTATAATTAATTTTGGTACACCTAATAATTTATTTAAATCATCGAATGCTGATGGTTTTTTGGTAGCAGGCTTCTCAATAGTATTACCTTTGTCATTTACTATTTGTTTCTTCTCAACAGTAGGTTCATTTGGTTTTTCTACTACTTCTACATCTTCGATATATGAAAAAACATCTTTGAATAAATTATCATCTAAATCTGAAGTAAGGTATTTGTTCTTTATTGCCCAAGCTAACCATGACAATCCTCTTGGATGTGCTTTATCAGTTACTATCTTATCCCCTTCTCTAACTAAACCAACATCTGCTAATTCTATACGAATACCACTGTTACCCAAATTCATTACGTCAACATTGTTCATTATAAACCATCTACGTAATCCTTCAGCAGTTTCATTCATATAACCAAAAGACCAATCTTTATCGAATGCAAAATGTTGATTATCCATTATGTACTTGATTACTTCTTCACGTATTTCAGGATTATTACGTATATCTTCATCATAGTACATATTAGTACCGAGTACTATACCGTTATTTTCTTCATTACGATAAAACTGTTTTGGTAACAAGAAGCCATAGTTTGTTATATCGTTTACTTTAGTTTTATTACCAAAATGAACTATAAAACTAAGTAATTGTCTAACAGTAAAAGGAGTATTTTCGTATTGTTCATCAGCTGCACGTAAGTTAACTGCTAATTCTACTATAAATTCTGCAATATCACGATTATCTTTGAATTGCATCTCATTTAACTTAATAGCAGTATTAGATTTACCAGTAATAGCGTTAGACTTACCAGATGGTGTATTAGCTGCTGGTGGGTAAATATATATTTTACCTGATGCACCTAAACCTGGTAGTACATTACCTGTACCATCAAGTATTTTAAACATACCACGTAAACCAGTACCAATACCTATAGTAACTTCATTAGTATCTATTGCATAAATATTATCTGGTAATCTTAAACCTTTTATGTCAAATAAACTACGATTTACTACTTTACCCCTTTCTTTCCTGTTGTTAAAGAAACCATTAGTACGTCTTATAGCAGTAGCTGCTAACTTTTGATTTTTCTTTAAATTGATATATTTTTCTATTATCTTATTCCTAAATGCACGTAATCTTTCAATTTCACCTTCGCGTATATTTATCCTGGGATCGTTAACTACAGATTGTGGCGTTTTTAATGCTGCAATATATTTATCACCATTTTTAGCAGTAACAGTAATATATATTGCTGCATCATCCCAAGTTTCAGGGTGTCTTTCATCATAGTTAGACTTACCATATCTTTCTACTATTATTTCAGTTTCTGCGCCATTTAAAGCATCAGGATTTGACATAAATTCTATGAATTCTTTACCTGTTTTATAACCAGGTTTCATAGGTTTTGCTGATTTTGGATTTACAAATAATGTGTGTGATACTCTATCACCATTACCTGTACCAGCATCTTCGATAATATTTTGTGTATCGTCAGGGTTTATTTGTAATATTGTATTTATTTCATCTGTAGTAGAATCACCAAGCGATTCTATTTTTGTACCTATTTCAACGAGATCTTGTGGTATATCGTTATTTGCTATTTCATCTTCAGTAGGTACTACACTTGTGGGCATATTTGTAGTACTTTCTGTTACTTCTTTAAGTTGATCTTGTTGCGTTATATTATTGTCTTCGTAATTATTAACATCATCTGCATGTTTAATTACAATAGGTTCATCAATATTAAAAGAATCTACATATGAAGTACTATCCATATCCTTAACATATGGTACTGCTTCAGGCATACGTCTAGCACCTTCGTAGAAGGCTTTTAGGTACGGTTTAACGGCTTCTCCTAAATCGTTGATCATTTCATTAGCATACTCTGCAAAACGCCTTGTACCAGCCTCTAAATGGTACATAGTCATGCGTATACCAAGTAATAATCCTTCAGGATCTAAACCTGAGTTTAATTGATTTAATTTATCACGTAATCTACGTCTTAGATCTTCATATTCTTCTTTAGTTACTATCTTATTATCTGCACCGTATGCTTTCTTTTCTTCCTTAACATTATCTTGTACATTATCATCTGTGGAAGATACATTTGTAGTGTTTTCTGTAGAAATATCAGTTTCGTCATCTACTGACGTATCATTTAAACTATCCCAAAATGATGAACTATCTATAGAACTATCACCACTTTGTCTAGCATTATTTTTTGTATCTGCTTCTACCTTATTTGGTTTTGCAGTATCTTGTTGATTTGTTTGATTATTTTGATTTTGTGTAGTGTCTTGTTTTGTAGGTTCGGTAGTAGGTTGCTGTGTAGAAATACTTGGTTCATCTGGTCTTAAAGAAACTCTTTTCTCTTCAAACTCATTTAAACCAAATTTCTCTCGTACTTCAGCCATTAAGTCTTCGGCTTTACGATTTGTATTTTCAGTATCTACTATTACTGGTTTTTCTTCAGTATCTGGTGCATATTCTTTTTGTTCAGTAGAATTATCACTTACTATTTCATTAGTATGGTTGTGTTCTACTTCGTCTACTACTTGAATATCATTTTCGCTATTACTGAATGTTATTTCATCCTGAGCAGTTATTTGACCGTTTTCTCTAGCTGCTTTTCTATATTCATCAATACGATTTATGATATATTGTTGACTTTCATCATACTGTTTAGCATTGTTCTTTTTACGTTTACTTGGTACTGCCGTACCATTTAATTTACGTTGTTCAACTATATCTGTATTTAAATTGTATTGTGATACTTCTTTGTTTACTGCTTGTGTAAGACCAGCTTCCAATGTAGCAGAATTAAGCAAAGCTAAATCGTTATCTTCATTTGTGTTTATACCGTTAGTCTTAGCGGTATTTTCTATAACTGTATTTAAAACTTTTAACTTATTATCTAAATAAGTACTAAATTTCTTTTGTGCTTCTTTAGCTTTATCTGATAGTGTTATACCTTCTTTAGAGGAATTTATAGATGAATTTAAATCTGTCTTTATTTGTTCTATAGCATGTTTACTTAGCAATAAGTCATTTAATAATTTATAAGTTTCTTGCTTTTCTTTAGGTATTAAATCAAGATAACTTTTTAAATTCTCATCAGAATTATATAAAGTAGCTAATTTACTTTCTGCTTCACTTAAAGATTTAGTAGATTCTGTTATTCTATCTTGAGTATTAGCAATTAAACCAGCTAATATAGCATGATCTTCAGATCCATATCTAGAAATAGATTTCATTAATTTCTCCATATGAGGAGAATTAGCTATGCTCATTATTCGTTTAGCTCTAGCTTTTTCAGCATCTATATCTTCAGCAGTAACACCTTCTGGTAAATTATATTTGAGATTATCTATTGCGTCTAATACTTCTTTTTCTTTACCTTTTAGCTTCTTGTCAACATATATGCGTGCTTTATACATGTTGTCTTTACTAGTTATTTGGTCTATTACTGCTTTACGTACTTTATTATTAGCTATTATCTCTCTGTTTAGTTCTTTAGCAGTAGTTATAGTATTACCTACACCACCAAATAAAGCACCCATCATCCTACCAGCAGTAATGTTTTGAAAGAACTCCTCATCGTTCATTAATGAAGGATCACCAAATATACCTAATTGTGCTTTACCTACTTCCCAGTTTGCTTCAACATTATCTAATGCACCTTTTAAAACACCAGTAAATCCAGAATAATCACCTTTATATTCTCCTTCAGCAAATTTTTTAGACAAGTAATACTGAACACTTTCTTCCTGACCTTCCAATGCTGCTACAGTACCAACTCTGACAGTACCGCCACCTAATTTGTTTATTATTCTACCTGTTGGAGTGGCTTTTAAAAACTTTTTACCGCCACGCATAAATTTTGCAGGTTTACTTACACTATAATCAATATAATTTGTAAGTGCTTTGTTTGCTTTAGCAATAGGTTTTGTTACAGCACCAGTAATAGGAGCTAGTGTTTTATTTAACACCTTACCTACAGGAAGTACAGTAAGTGAGGTTTGTACTATATCTGAAAGTCCTAAAGCCATATTTTGTTTGTATAAGGCATCAAGACCTTCTTTGTTAACCTCTTTTGATTGTGCTAGTATCTTACCAAATTCAGTAGATAAATCAGTTCTAGTGGACAATATATAATCTAACATGTCTTCACTACTCATACCATCAGAACTACGACCAGTCAACTGTTCAAATTGTTCTGCAATCTGTGAGTACATGTCAATGTTCATTTTATTCATATCGTCCATTACTTTGGATTTATATGCTTGATACACTTCCATTTTGGACTCTGTATCACGTTGACGATATGTGTTATATGTAATTATACCAGCACCTATTGCTGAAGTAATCCAAGAAGCTACTTCTGCTGCCAAAGCTGCCTGTGGTCCACCATTAAAAGCAGCGTATTTAAAAGCTTGTTTAGATGCATATTGAGTTGCTAATGCTGTAGCATAAGATTCTGCCATTTGTTGTGCTGATACAAATGAAGAACCTAATGTCTCAGGCATCTTGTATAACCAAGAATCTAATGAAGTAAAAGAAAAATCTGTATCATTAGCAATATCCTGATACTGCTTTGATGGTACACCACGTTCTTTTACATTATTCTGTAATTCTTCAATTTCTTTTAATTGTGAATCCCTATGTTCATAATACCACTTTAAATTAGTATCTAGTCTGTTTATCTCGTCATCATACGAGCCAGTAGGTTTATCACCATATTTATTAACATATTCTGTATATTGTGGTTCTAATTCGTATAGTCGATCTGCTGCTATTCTATATTTTTCAGCTGTTTCTTCATTAGGATTAGCTGCATATTCTTTCTGAAGTCTATCAACTTTTTTAGCTAATTTTACATAATTTAGCCTATATTCTAATGAATTTATGGCTTCATTTGTATTAGTTACTAGATCTGCTCTTATACTATCTGCTTCACTAGTATCTTTAGTGTTAGCAAAAGCTTTCCAACTATCTGAAAACCAATCTATGATTCCTTCAACTTCTCTTTTTTGATTAGGTTGCAAGTCATCATTAAGCCCATTATAAAAATCATAGCCTTCAAGAGAAGGCGTATTTAAGGGAATAGTAGAAGATGTATCTTCAGCCTTATACGCCATCCTTGAACCAGCATTTCTTTCTATAACAGGATTTAATAATCTTTCTTTATCCATGTTAATATTATCGTTTAAAAACTAAAAATCTAGACCAAAACCAAATGATCTTGTATCTTGCCATTCTAAACTTTTACCTCCGACAGTAGTACCAAACTTGTCTTTTATGTCAGCGGCATTCTGTCTAGATACAGTCGAGTTTTCACGCGGTATTGGTGCAGTTGCTTCTATTACATAATAATCACCTGTCAAAGGTGGCATTTTAGATTCATCAGTAATAGATCCCCAACTTGTTTCAGCACCATACTGTCCTTTAACTTGAGATTTACTATAGAATTTAGATGATACATTTTTTATTGGTGTAATACCAAACGTATCTTCAAACCAATCTTCATCAAAACCTGCATCATCCATTTCTTTCTTATTAACAAACACTTTGACTTTCTGATATTGATTTTTATCGTTATTTGTACCTATATCTTCAAAACCTAAACCACTAGGTACTACTATGACGTTATTTAAATTTTTAAATACCCTGTCAAAGTCTTTATCACCACTTTTTAATCTTGTAGTTTCTTTACCTAATACATCCAAACCAAATCTAGTGACAGGAGTAAACTGCTTAGCAGTTTTATAAGAGAAACCTTGTGTTGGTACACCGTTGTCATCTAACATAACGATATTTGAAGCTTGATCTTCCATTACTCTTTTAATATAATTCATATCTGATATGGGTACTGATATATCATTTATCAATTTACTTGATGAACTGTATAAATTTTTAGTATTTATCTTGTTATCTTCTATTGTACCACCATTTATCATTATGCTTCTTAAGTCAGCTTTATATGAATCTTGTATTTCTCTATTATAATTTTTCAACCTGTCACTATATGTTTTTGCATGTTGCATATAGGTATTTGCTAATTCCTTATTACCATTTTGTGCTGCCTCATTTGCTCTTAATATTGCATCTTGATATAAGTATTGATTTCTTTCAATAGGTGTCATTTCACCATTCCAATACCTTGTTTTTACAGAATATTTAGCTAATGCTTTATTTGTCTTATCAAATAGATTAGGATTCTTATACAAATTAGCAGCAACATCATCAGATAAATATGCTGCAACAGCATCACTAGTCATTACAGGTTGTTTTGGTGCTTCGTCATCATCACCATACTGCTTAGCAAATGCGCGTTGTTTTAACCTATAATTGAGTGTATCCCAATAGTTCGAATTAGCAACGCGTTTTTCCTTAAGTCTATCTCTTTGAGATTGTACAATCATATTGTATGCATATTCTTTATCTGACATACCATCTGGAATAATACCTTGTCTTCTAGCTTGTTGTAAGTGTTTTTGTACTTCAGGTAATTGATATAATTCATTAATATGATTATTAGCTACATCCCTTAAATCCTGTGGTTTAATACTATAGTATTCCCATTGACCACCACTTTTAGCTTCATCTAAAGTATATTCTAAATCTTCAAAGTAAGGATTAGCTATTTCTTCCCAACTACGATAAGCTATTTGTGGTCTATCGTATAACCCTTGCGTAGATGTATCCCAATTGGTTATCGTATCATACGTATTATCTTGCCATCTAGTATCATATGTACGCCATGCTTCATCTAGCATTTGTGCGTTCTGACGTAATTCTGATAATAAACCGTAATTACGATTGTTTATTGCAGAATTTATCAATGATCTACCTTCTGCTGTTTTTAATAAGTCAGGATCATCAGCAATTCTATTTACTATATTTTGAATAGGTTTATTTACTTCCCTATCCCATGTTTCCATATCTTTTTCTGAACGAGACGTAAAGTAACCGTATTTTTCACGATCTTCCCTCAACGCTTGTACCTGCCGGTCATACTCTGTCTTATAAGCATTAGCAACAGTATATAACTGTTCAAATGGTATAGGTACATAAGTATTAATGAAATTAGCCTCAGCAGGTCTAGTATATAAATTAGTAGCCATTGTTATTTACTTTTTTTATTACTACGTTTATTTATTTTACGTTTACTGCCATATTCGTTAAGTATGTCAATTATATCTTGTTCACCCATACCTAATTCAGCCATTTTTTCCCATACAGCTAAACTTGCCATATCTCTATTTCTTTGATTAGTCATCAATTGTTGATTCTGTATAAAATTACTTAATTGACTCAAACCTGTACCCATCATAGCTTCATTTGCTGCTTTAGCTCTGGCATTAACATCATAAGCATATCTTGCTGCATCCTCATTAAATTGTCTAGCATATCTGTTCGCTTCAGCAATTTGATTACCAACATTTAACATAGTATTTGCAGTTTCAGCTTTATACTGATTTTCTATGTTATTCTTTCTAGCATATGCTTCTGCGTCAGCTCTCATTCTACCGGCAGTTAGTGCTACATCAGCTGCTACATTAGCACCAGTATTAGTATTATATCTACGTATATTATTTCTACCTATAGCTGTTTGCACTCTATTTTGTTCTAACTCAGGATTTATATTATAATACCTATTACGCATTGTACGTATTGCACTAGAACCCATAGGATTATAAAATTCAGCAGATCTGACAGTAGTAGGTTCAACGGTGTCATAATCTTGTAACCCTTTAGCTATATTGTAACCAACTGGAGCTAATGCAGCTAAACCAGTTGCAATGTTTGACCAATTATTATTAGCCCAATTACGTAAATTCTCTCTTCTAGCGGCTCTACGTCTCTGTTTAGCTGTACCATCTAATATAGGATTTTCTATTAAATCCTGTTCTACCAAACTATAGTTTATATCAGGTACAGTAAAGGTATAGTCTATACGATCTGTACCATTTACGTATTTTGGTAACTTACTCTTCTTTTTAGTATTTTTCATACCTTCTTGTAATGCAAGTAATTTATCATATTCTCTATTTGCATATTTCTTATTCAATTTAGCAGTGATTTTAGCTATAGATCCATTAGATTCATTCTTCTCTGCTTTCTTTATAATATTATCTAACTTTCTACCTTCTGATGCAAAAGACTTGTTTGTACCAGGTATTTTAAGCTTATCTGACAGTATTTGAGAGCCTTCTGGTAGACTAGCTAACACGTTGTCTGTAACGTTGCTGCTACCCTCTGTAACAGTGTCTATGGTGCCATCTGGCGTACGTATTACTTCATTATGATCAACTATAGCGTTAGGTTGCATTACAACTCCACCTTTAGCGTATGTATTAGCTATTTGAATATTATCGGCATTATCAGCTTCATACTGATTGCGCAACATCTGATTCTGTACATTCAACATGTTTACATCGGCTTGTCTTTCTGCTTCAGCCCTACGTTCTGCTTCTGCTTGTTCTGCTGCTCGAATTTCTGCTCTTCTTTTACGTACTTTACGACGATTAAACAGTGATTTAATACCACCAACTAAACCACCAACTGCTGCACCTATTGCTGTACCTATACCTGGTATAACACTACCTGCGGCAGCACCAGCGGCTGCACCACCACCAACATTACCGATAGCCCCTGCTGTATCATACTCTGTACCACTACGGTCTATATATGCTGGTTGATAAGTGTTCATAATATTTGCTTCACGCAATTGATTTAAATAATCATTACTACTATTTACTGACGTATTATAATTTATTGAATTTCTTATTCTTTCTGCATCTTGTTCATGACCGGTAGTCATGTTCATTGAAGACGTTAAATCAGTAATAGCATTACCTAAATAACCTATAACACTACCAGTCACATTCGGATTGCCACTATTGGTACCTGCCGTACCAGGTGCATATTTAGGTAATTTTCTTTTTATATCCTTTTTCTTCATATTATAGATGTGAATATCTGTATGACGTATTTATATATGGAATAGATATATTACCGTCATTTTTTAAACCAAATAATACCTTTAAGTATTTGCCACGTAATCTATCTGCAAATTTAGTTTTATTATTACTTCTAGGCACATTTAAATTATATGAACTTTCCCTTAAACTAACTGTAGGATTATCTATTGTACCTGATGATTGAGTTGAAGTTTCACATAATATATTATTGAATTTACAATCACCATTTCCTGTAAGAGAAATATTATCAAATACTTTAGTATTACTAAAATTCTCATTAATTACATACTGTAAACTACCATAATATATATTATCAAAGAATTCTGGTATAGTATTAGCATTATATCTGTGTAACTTACCAGTATAATTTTCACCACTTACAAATATGTAATCTTTAAAATCTAATTTCCATTCGAAATTAAATCCTGTAACTGTACTAAATGCTTGTATATACTCACTAAATATTGGATTTTTATCTTCATCGCTTATATTAAATACTGTTTCATTATATTTCTTATCGTATAATACGTTTAATGATACAGGATGTGATATAGATTCTAGTAAGGTATTAATGTTTTTAACTTTAGATAATATGGTAAAATTACCATTATATGAATATATTTCTTTATTTATAGAATTATACCAATACAAAGCATTATCACTATTTACCATAGTATTTACTGCTTGTTTATCTATACCATATAATTCACTTATATAATCAAATCTACTAAGCAGTGTACCTGTACCTAATATAAGCTCACCAGGATTATTATCTTGTATTAATGATCTTTCATTAGTACTTACTATACCAAATGCTTTATCCTGAAAATAAAATAGTCTATTCCTAAAGTTTTTAAGTTTATTTATACTACCATAAGTAGTATCTACATCTATATAATCCAATGGTTTAAACATTAACCAACTGTCAGTTTCTTCATCATTTACTTTAGGCTGACTTACATATATCCTACTATCAAACGTTTTATTATCGTCGTCTTCATCCCTATCAGCTGTAAATATCTGTGCAGTAGGATTAGTAGAGTACGCAGTATTATATTGATACATATCTTCATTTTGAGAGTAGGTTATGTTTGAACTATAATTACCAGCGTATAATTGTAAATACTTTTCTTGAGTTTCATTATAAGTAGGTGGTATTCTTAAATTAGTGTTTATTGAAGATTCCACTGGTATATAACTTATTGTAGACATTCGTTGTGCACGTGCATTTGCATCTGAATTCCATAATCCCTGATAAGCAGTAATATGTTCAAATATATTTATAAATGTATCACCACCAAATACAGGAGCAGTTACACCACCATTTATATTCCAACCTACAAACCAACCAGTACTAATATATTCTGTATTTACCCTAGCACTATAAGTTTCACCACCATATACAGAACCTGATCTCTTTATATTCACAAGAAATGTACTAGCTACTGATAAACTCCTACGAGCATTTTCACCAGATAAATCACTTTTGTCAGATCCCCAAATACCGTATATCTTATCATGCAAATCACTAGAATTAAATACTGCACATACACCGAATGGACCACTTTTAGCAGAATCCATAGCACCAGTACCAAAGTATGTGTCATAATAATTAACATACGTATCCTCGCCTATAACTGTGGATAAATAATTCATTAATTCACTAGAATCCGATTTACCAAGGAATTCAGTTTGATTCATATTCGTAGGCAATACTATATCATTAATAGTAGCTTTTATATTTGATACATTTTTATCATACTGCATACTAGCTGAATCACCTACTGTTATATCTATATTGGAAGCATAATCATAATATTTTGCTATAAGTGCATCTTCATAATATGATGATAGTGATCCACCAGCTAAACTATCTGCACCACGTAAACAAACTAAATCGTTATTTACAATCACCTTACCTGCATTTAAATCTCTACCGTTACCGTTATTTCCTTGCTTCATTACTCTTACAGAATTGCTATCCAAACCATAATATGATGTAGCAGCTGAAGCTATATTCATAGTAAGAGAATAATTTTTAATAGACTGTATAAACGTATCTTGATTAAATGCGATTTCTGGTGTAACTAATACAAAATAATTATCTACAACATGATTACTTATATTTGTATTTCTATCTGCTGATGCATAATAACCAAATTTAGTAGGATATGCCAACCAAGGAAATGGTCTTAAATTATTATACTGTGTATCGCTTCCATTGTATCTACATATCTTTGATATTAATCCTTGTGTAAGAATAGTTCTATCTTGTATATCCCTCTTGGCTCTTACTATTTCAATTTTACTTACAACAGATGGTACATTCTTAAACTCAAATTCTAGACCTAATGGTATTATTGATAATTCTACTACTCTATCATCATTAGCAGTTGTACCTACTTTTATTTTATCATTTAAACCTATTATAGAATAATCTTCATCATTATCTGGTGTTTGTGCGTGCATGAAAGGCATACGTATATCACCTATCCACTTTACTGTAGACTTTTCACCTTTATTATTATAAAATACACACCCTATTCTATATATTTCATCTCTTTGAAAACTTCGTAATCTTTGAGCTATTATATCGTTAGAATAATCTAAAGTAGGATACGTAAGTAAGTCGTAATTATTTAATGAGATTCTATTTAAAGTAGTATCATATTCATTTATTTTACCATAATATGGTACATCAACACTATCTGATAAATTGTATTGTGAATTAAAATATGTTGTGTCTGATACTGATAATTTTCCTTGTGTAGGATCTGAACTAGTACTAGTTGTAATATCGCATGATGCCGCTAATTTAGTACGTATCATACGATAACGTACGTTTTTACCTACACCACCAAAGTCTAATGCAGAACCACTTAAGTTACCATATACATAATAATCATCACTATAATCCTTACTTAAATCACAGTAATTATATGGATTTATACAGTCATGTGTTACTGGTATATCATCAAATAAAGTACCTGTATTGTTTGCTAAAAAATCAGTAAGAGATATAGATCTATTAATTTCATCACTTAAACTAGATGCCAGTTTAAGTTTCATTTCATTACCTGTATCATTCGGTACATATTTAAATCTATATGCTCTAGCATCAAAATCTATATCCCAAGTAGAATCTGTAACATTAGCTGCAAAAAGATAATTATCTTTCTGTTCAATAGTTTCAGGTATTAAACTGATACCTGCCAATGAATTGAACTCCTCTAACGTTAATTCACTAATTACTAATGATCCTGTATCTTTTATTCTTATATAGGTATATCTTTCTTCACTTAAGTATGTAGATGGTGTTAATTTACTTTCATTAATTACTTTTATTACTGGTAAATCGGTAGTATTTTCATAAAATATAGAATATACACGTATATGACTATATGCATTTACATTTATGTAACTCTGTAAAGGTATCTCTATTTCTATTCCTTTCCCCGAATTAGCATTAGTTTTACTACCTTTGTAGAATCTAGATCCTGAAGTATCAGTGTTATATACATTGATATATATCATATCACTCAAAGGTGATAAATTACTTTGAGAACCATTTTTATTATATAACTGTGCAGCATATTGAATTGAACCAGTTTTTAAATCACCTGGTATATAACCAACAAATTCTGGTCTAGGTACAAACGATACTGATTTAGAAGATAATATATTATATTTAGTCAATTCAGTAATAGGGTTGCCGTCATAATCACCCAATATCTTTGATTCATTACCTACATTTATATAATATAATTCGTGTTTTTTATCAGTAAAATAAACCTTTATATTATCATCTGCTTCATATCTTGTAGTAAATTGTAACGCATTACTGTTTGTTTCATAATCGTTTATACCAAAATCACCATGACATACTTCTATATAACCTTTTTCAGTACCACCAACATTTAATAAATCATTTAAATTTATTTTGTATATATAATTATATTTTATCACACCACTGCTGGTAGTGATAATGCTAGTGGTAACTATAACACCTATATTTCTTACAGTTGTAGAACCAATTATGTAGTGTTCACCAGTAAAATATAAAGTATTTTCTTCGTATACTGGTAATGGTAATTTTAAATCTGTATTATTACTAGTAAGTACTGCTTTTGTACCAGTCATTAACTGCAATGCACCAACATTATCATTACCTTGTTTTATAACACGTATGTTAGTTGCATATTTGTATGAATCAGCTTTAATTAATGATTCATCCATATCTGTATTCATACCACCAGTAAAGGTATTGGTAGCTATGTTACCGTTAAATGACTTATGCATAATTAGTTATTATTATATATTTCTTCTTGTTTATTACTATAATAGTAATACGTATCATGTGAATCTATATCTGGTACTAATCTTAACCATACATTTTGTATTGTCTTCATTTCATCACCATTAGGCATTAATGCTTCAGCATATGCTTGTTTACAATAAAAATTCCATGAACGTTTTATATCATAATATATTTCTCTATTCATCCTTCCGTTCATATAGTCAGGATATTTCAATTTCATAGTTATATACCAATATATTGCTTCTTGATATGATATTAAATCTGGTATTAAGGGATAACCATCTTTATCCCTAGGTATAGCATAATAAGATAATTTTAAATAACCATCCCTTTTACTAGTTGTTATATAACCAGGTTTAATAGCATACTGAAGGGTATCCATAGTAAATAACTTATCATCGGATTTGACACCAAAACTGCCAGTAGTAAGTACCATAGGTTGCCAACTTGTTTCATTAGTATTATTTAATGAAAAAGCCACCTGAGCCAAATGATGTAGATCACTAGGCAAGGCGGCTTGATAGTCTTTTAACTTAAGGTATGGTACTCCGTTTTCACCGGAAGTTTTATGTATTAATTGTGTTATTGCACCGATTTTCTCAATAGCTTCACCACACCATTCAGTCATATCTGAAATACGTAGTGATTCTTCTTTAATATTTAAGTCAGCCAAAACTTTAGCAATAACACTTCGTGAACTTATTAATTTGTAAACCATCCTTCAATGTAATCTCTTTCTTTATTTTTTATTATTTGTGCTAATCGTCGTTTATTGGCTCTAGTCATAACTAGTTGATATTTTGTTTTATTTGGTATAATACATTCTTTTTTTAACCAATGACACCTGTATTTCCATCCATCACTGTGTTCATTTAGATACAATATTGTCTTACCGTATTCTTTGGTTTTCTTAAAATCAATAGAACAATGTTTTCCATCCCAATATGTAGGTCTAGTTTTTATTATTCTTATTATACCAATTCTACTAGGTAATTTTACTTCTTCACCTCTTTCTAATATTTCATCTCTTATATACTTGAAATATTCTTCTAATATTTCTCTATATACTTTATAACTTACTTTATAATTAATATTAGTTTTTACTTCTTCTATGTAGTATCTATAAAAATCAACTATAGTATATGACTTTCCACTTTTCATCGTTCAACAGTTATATTTTCTAAATCGTTAGAACTATTATTTTTAGTATCTGATGGCATCCTTACCATTATACCTAGTTCTCTTTCAAATATTAACTGTTTAAGTGTAGGTATCATATTAGCTGGCATAGGATACGCTAAATCTGCATTATAACATTTAGTACCATCTGATTTAGTTTCGTTCGCTATTTTAGTAGGATCTTCAGCTATTAACCGTATATTAATATATTCTAATAATTTAGGTCCTTCAACATATATGTGATTACCCCTCAAATAAGCAACATAATCATTACAAGTATATCTTCTGTCTGTCTGCCATAAAGCTCTTTGTTCAGACATTAATTGAATTGGATTACCATATATATCAGTAACAGATAACAAGCCGTTACCAAAATGAAAGTCAATTGTTTTTGGTATCTCTAGTTCAGTTATATGCCTGTATTTGTCAGTAGGTAATTTACTTGGTTTACCGTAGTCAACTTTCAGTAAACGTAATCCATCTATATTTTGTACATAGTTTGGATTTACCTCTCTGCCTTTGTCAATATCCTGTTTAATTAACATCGCTCTGTAGTAGTGAATCCACTGTTCTATTTGCAATCTACTAATGTTTTCACTTTGTACTACATCACCGTTTCTTATTTCTAGGGCTACATCATCTATTAACGTATTTAATGAGTTGAATGTTGCCATAAATACTGTATTTTTTTACATTCTTGTAATAGTAATTAATATTTTTTTACCTTCTTGTACATATTCGTTAAATTTTTTAACAATATCTACTTCATATTGCGTAGAATTAATCACTTTACCTTTTACTTTATTTTCACCAATTATAATGCAACCAGCAGAATCTACTTCCGTATTACCTCTATGTATACGTATACCTATAAAATGTGGTACATCCATTAACAATGGCAATACTCTTTTAAATTTATTAGAATACGTCATTTTTATTTCATAAATACCAGCAGGTATTGCTGTCTTAGCGTACACTTTTTCTTTACACTTGCATACTTGCCCTTTTACTGTATAAGGACACTTTTCTGGCAAATCTCTAACAGTATCTTCAATAGTATCACAGTAATATTTTCCATCTATATACAATTTACCTATCGTATACTTGTTATTTTGCGCCACTGTTCTTAATTCTACATTAACTATATCCATTACGCTGCTGGTGTTTCTAATGCTGTAACACGGGTTTCTAATGAACTTACTTTAGTTTCCAATGTAGATACTTTAGTATTTAATGTACCAATATTATTGGTATGTGTACTAACAGTATCACTTAAGGTCTCTAATTGACTTTTTATACTGGTTATATCTCCAATAATTTCGTCTAAAACTTCTGTATCACCATTTAATTCTTTTAATTTCTTCTCTATACTAGCGAAAGTTTCATTTATTATAGTTATACTTTCAGCAGATGCGTTACTTAACTTTTTCATATTTTTTATTTAACTATTAACAATAGTAATAGGTGTATTACTCATAGTATATACACCACCTATAGTTGAACCTTCAATAGATAATTCTTTGTGATTTGGCACAATATTTAATGCAGCACCGTCTTTTTGTACTATGATTAAATATCCTACACAATTCATATCATCTTCTGGATGTAATATAATTATCTGTCCTCTTTGTGTATTGTGTTTGGTATCAGAACTAAGAGTAATCATTTTATCTATATTACTCTTAGTTTCATCAACCTTTACAATTATATTACCTTCTCCAGTATTCCAAGGTAATTTTAGTATTTTCATTGTTGTACATTTTCCTCACTGAAAGACCATTCATCACTAGTAATCAAAGCTTCAAATTCCGCACTATTACTATCATAAGAATCATATGGTATTTCTGGTGTATCATTATCGCTTAATGGCTGAGGAAGCAATGATAAAAATATTGTGTCATGTATTAACGCTTCGGTGCCATCAACATTCATTCTTCTTGTTTCCCAATCTTGGTCAATTTCTTTTAATATCTCTACAGGAACTATATAAAATTGCATAAATTAATTTATTTTTTATAATGTGTATAATTTAGCATCTACTAAATATATTAAATTACTAATGTTTACTGTACCATTTCTATACATTTTGGTGATTTCAATTAATATGAAATCATCTTGTGTACCTCCTAAATCTGATGGTTCTTTTGCATAAGGTGTTTTATATACTGGAGATGAAGAATTATTAGTAACGTTAATAGTTGTTATATTTGCAGGTACTAGAAATTTATACGTATTGTTAACATTTTCACTATTATTAAATAATGCTGTGTTAATATCAATTGAAATAGAATTAGATGAAATGTCAACAAAAAAATTATCACCAGGATTAGCATCTGTAATATTACTTGAAGTTGTATAACGAAATTTCCTAACAGGAATAGTTTCAAGATTGACTTGATTCGAATTACATGAATAAGTACCATTGGAATAGTTTATTATTCTAACATATAATACATTAAAATAATAAAAATAAATATACAAAGATGAACTAGATATATTTACATAATGAACATAACATGCAGATGCTTTAGATGAATCAACAAGTCTAATGAAAGTAGCAGTATTAATTTTTGTAACAAAATCACTCCAAGAATTAGCTACTTTTCGTATATATGCTGAAATTGTACTACTCGATGAACTGCTATTAATATTAATTAAATCATCTGGTAAATCTAAGTGAATTGGGAGTAAATCGTTATCTTCAGCTATCATTATAGATTTTTCAGCTAAAGAACTTACAGTAGCACAGCTAGAAGCATTAAGCTGAATCTTTGAGTTTACATTAATTTCATTGGGTGCTAATTCAGTAAGTTCATTAATATCAGTATAAGTTATTGCCATATTTTTAATTATTTATATTAACTGCTTTTACATTATCATAAGTAGCATAAATATCATCATAAGTAGCTATAGTACCACTCAAACCTAATTGATGTAAATTTAATGGTTCTGATGACATATTATTAGTAAGTGTTATCTTCACACTGCCATCTTTTGCTTCAAATGTTTTATTAGGATAAATAGTTATTGTACCACCAGAAGACTTAACGTCAGGATAAAACATATTGTTTGGATTAACATATTCATAATTGATAGCTTCGCTGTCTGCAATATTTACAATTTCTGTAGATCCAGAAGAATAAGTATATTCAACTCTATTTACAAAATTTATATTAGTATATTCGTCAGCTGGTAATCTATCTATACTAGCACCAGCAGATGTAACTTGAATTATAACATCTGTTATTGTTTTATTATTCGCGTCTTGAGAAAAACTGATTTCTCTCGTTGCTCCAACAGATTCATATGTGGCTTTTATGAACACGCTTCTTTGACCACCTTCTGTATTATCTCTATGTTCAGCAGATAATTGTGAATTAGACAATGAAAATCCTTCTGCACTAGATGTATTAATAATTTCATATGTAGCAGGAACTAACTTTGTATCCCTATATTCACCATTAACGTATGTATCTAAATAAGCTTTTAATCCTACAGTACCGCCACTAGCAGGAAATGACGTAAATTCTTCAGGAACAGTTTTAATTATTAAACTATATTGATAAAGAGCTTTAGATTGAGTAACTTGTAAATTTACAGTTTTTTGATTGTTTATCGTTATTCCTGGAGCGTTTGTTCTAAAAATAACTGTTTTTGTTCTTGATTCTTCACTTAAATTTTCATCAGATCCAATAAAAATTTCCTGTGTATGTTCTTCAGGTTTCATGTAAACATACATATTTCCACCTTCATCCCACGGTATAACTACCTTATTGTAATCATCCAGATTCAATAAAGATTTGGCAGCAGATAATTTTAATTCAGTAATTAAATTTTCATTGTTTTTATTCATAAAAATATATTTTTATTTAGACAATATACTGGGTATTGCCCAGTATAAAGCCTAAATTAATTACTATGAATTACGATACAGTGAATGTCGTATTAGTAGTAACTTGTACAGATACTTCACTGCCATCCTGCGGTACATCTACAGAAGTAGGATCAATGCTTAATGTAGGATCACCAGCAGTCTGATTAAGAGTTATAGTAGCAGTAACTGAAGTACTAGCTCCCCTTACAGTTATTTGCTGAGTCCTAGTCTCAATTGTATCATTAGCAGTTGCATCTAATTCAATACTAAATGCATACTTTGCAGATGCTCCAGGGTCATCAGTAATTTCAACACCATTTGTCGCATCAGACCCATTTGCAGTATAAGATAAAGCAGAAATATCAGCCGTTATTATTTCCCCGCTACCTTTTGTAAAAGTAAGTGTAGAGGAGTTAGAAGTACCAGTTATCGTTATTTTACCTCCAGCTTTATCAACTGCCTGAGAAGAACCATTATCAAAAGATACGAATTCAGCAGCAGGTAAGTGGTTTGCTGTGAACGTTTTTGATTCTGAAACTCCTGGTGCAGTAACAGTAAAGGTAGCAGTTTGTTTTACACGGTTACCTCTGTTTGCTACTTGTGCTTTTACTTTTAAAGTGGTATCGCCAGATCCTGTTGACGGATTTACTATAATACCATTTTTTGTTAAATCAGCCATGTTTTTTTTTTTTCGTTGAACATATATTAACTTACACTAAATGAAGTATTTGTATATACTTGATTAGTGTCTTCATAGTTATTTAGGTTTGATAAATTAATAAGGAACTTTTCTAATGTCAACATAGGTTCCTTAGTATTTTGCCAAATAACTATACCATTGTAAACAACTCTTTGTATTTCTTTACCGTTGAATACAATCTTATTTATATTATTTCCTTTAAAGATTATACTACCCATAATACAAGTATTACGCACTTTCTGTATATTCAAAATAAAGTATATTATCTTGTATACTAGGTGCTTGATTAGTTACTATAATCTTTTCTACCATATCAGAAGTTATACCTTTATCGAATAACCTCCATTTGCCCGTTATTTCATCAACAGTATTTGTACTATTGAATTTGTATATATTATCATCTTCTTTACAATAAGAAAGATGACCATCATCAATATCTGTTTCGGGGTAAGCTTTCATCTCAGCTAAGGTATCAAATGAATCCCGTTCAAAATTAGGTTTCTTACCTCTATACCCCATGTTATCACCTATTTGTATTGCCATATTTTAAGCATATATTTGTTTAAAATTACTAACTGACGTAGGGTCAATCATTAAGTATATATAGTAAGCTTCCCCATTAACAGTTAATTCTGTTCTATTGTATGATCCAATATAATCAAAATTATTAGCGTCTTTAATACTAGTTAATGTACCAAATGATTTTGGATAAGCGTAACATAACTTTTGATTAGTTAAGCTTGCTGTACCAGTGTATGCTTTAGTATTTTTAACTGTCTTGGTAGTTAAAGCTTTAATAGTATCTTCTGTCGGTGTAAAATCAGTTGCTACAACACCAAAATAACTTGCTGCAACAAATGTGGCAGTAGTAGATCCTGATTTTTCTTGACCGCTTTTAGTTACTTTAACCGTATATGTAGTAGTTGTAGTAACATTTGTAAATACTTTACTTGTATCTGTATTAGTTACAGTTTCATTATTTACAGTTACTGTATCTGGTGTTACTGTTGTATCACCTTCTTTTACTGTCCATCTAACAGTAACTTGTTGCGAGGTACCTTTTTCATAAGTACTACCTCCAGATACACTTAAAGTTAAAGGAAACACTTTCTGAGATAAACGAACTATTTCTTCAGATATTACTTTGTTTTGTACTGGGTTTTCAGATTCTGTACTTAACATATCATCCACAATAATCGTAGTCCCATCTTTTACTTCTTGTAATAATTCGTTTATCTCTTCTGCTGAAAAATTTAACTGTTTTGTTGCCATATATATCCTAATAATTATGGTACTGTTAAATAATTTCCTTCTGAATCTGTTAATTCGTATCCGTTTATATCTGTTAATTGATTTTCGTTTGATGTGTTTATGTCTCCATCTACTCCCTTGAACTGTTTGAAACAATTTAGATTATTTGCAATTTGTTCAGAAGTTAATTCTGAAGAATACGTTAGTAATGCATATAATTTATATTTGGTATAAAAATCTCCAGAATTATAATTTCCTATACAAGATAAAGAACCAACGCTATTTGAAAAACCTTGATAGCTGTGAATACCGGTACCCCATAAATCTCGTGGAATATTATTGTTTTTTTCTCCTTCATCAATACTAGACGATCCATTGTTACAAATAAGGTACGTATTGTTACTTATAAATAAACCAGTGTTAGGTGTACCTAAATCATAAGCTAATAACCATCTATTTTCAGCTTCAACACCTACTAAATCAGTAGCGTATATTTGAAAGAATATAGAATCTACGTTATTGTTATCTGTAAAGTAGTCATCAATTCCATCAAATTGGGTATAATTATTAAATGCACCAGATTCAATATTATTGTTAAAGTTATTAGCAGTAATGTATTGCTGATTATTTATTTCATTATAAATTTTATTATCGTACCATTTTGATGGGGAAAAATCATACAATTCTACTAAACCGTCTTTTATAAATTCAAGAGACTTATAAGTTTCTGCTACACACTCTATATAAGGTTTTACTTTAGCACTTGGAGTACCTATATAAGTAATATCGGCATAAGTGGTTATTTCAGGTAGATCTAGTGTGGTTTCTATAGGTGAGTTGAGTTCATAACATACTTTATAATCTTGAACATACGCATCTATATCGTCAACAGTAATTCCATCTATCCCAAATCTCCATCCAGTACCTGTTAAATTAGAAATAGTATATCCTACTGTATTATTATCTGTTGGTGATATTAAAGAAACGCAACTAGCACTGTTACAATAGCAAGTAGAGTTATTTTTACCTTGATTTTCACCTAAGTTATTAATTAATACTTGTATAGTCTTCTTAGTTTCTGTATCAACATACCTTATCGCAATTTCTGTACTAGCGAATGTGGAGAAACTTACCGAATTTGTTCTTCGTATATATGTCCAAGTACCGTCTTTGTATATAATTTCATCTCTAACACCACTCGGTAAACTTCTCAATACTATATCACCAAAATCTATTACTTGTAGTGCATTATTAGTTTCACTATCTGTTATACATAATTTTAATCCTTCATCACCAGACGAATATATTTCTTGTGGAACATCATGCGTGGGTGTTTCTTCTTGCATAGATTCTCCATATATGTGTAATTCTTTAATGATACCACCTTCTGTTGTATAATATATAGGGAATTTTTTACCGCTTGCTGTAGCAGTTAAATTGACATAATCTTTAATACCGTTACGCTGTAATAAAAGTTTTTTATTATTTTCTGTAATATCTTCATTAACATAACCTTTTAATAATAGTATTTCAAAATAATCACCACCAGAATAACCAACTCTAAAATCATTATCTGATTCATCTGCTATATTAGGGTTTATAACTGAACTTAATCCGTTTGTTATGATTCTATTGTCAGACTTAAATTTTGCATAAATAGTACCGTCTTTGTAATTATTGTTAGCAATTTGTACATTACTATTAGCAATTGCTCGATAATTATTCTTGTTGTTATTAGTATTTGTAATACTTCCAATAGAACGATTAGGATCCCTTGGTACAGTATCACCCCCTTTTATACCGGTAACAAAACCTGCAATATTATCGTATGATACATTTTTTAAAATTTTAATAGATAACTGAATAGTGAAACCATCATTTGTATATATCGGTTCTTTTAAAAGAACTTTTAAATAATCATCGATTCCGTCACTGCATATTCCTCCCTGGTTCCAACCGCTTTCGCGAGTCCAAGCAAAATTATAAGGCGTCAAGTCGTTTCCATTTCCTGATATATCGATTATTTGCCGGTCTGTTTCATTCGATTTGTTACCCCCAAAGTACCACCATGCACTAATATCACCTTGATACTTTAACGGATTAACTGCTTTTACAGTAGCCATCATATATGGTCTTATTTTAGTATTTGGTGTACTAAAATAAGTAATTCTATCATAAGTCTTTGGTGCTGGTATTCCTTCTAAAATGGTCTCTATCGGAGTTGACAATTCTACAATAAAATCTAAAGGATACTGAGTATTGATTTCTGCTATTTGTTCTTTTGTGTATTGAGCTCCAGTATCGTTTAGATAGGTGATAACTACGTAATTTGAGGTAACCGTTGTATTAAAGATACAATCTGGTTTATGGTAATTATATTTTCCTACTTTGCGATTACATAATATAGGAGAATTTTCTTTAAAATTAGGGCCAAGGGCAGTATTTGGATAATATGTACAAGAAGTAACATTTTCTCTAAATAAAGAAGGAGATACATTAGAATTGCCATCTGCTGTAAAATGTGCTATCCTTTGTATATATTTCCATTGTTTTCCGTCCCATTCGATAGAATCACAAGTACCATTTTGTAATGACCTAAGCGTTATATCACCAAAGTCTATATATTGTATTTCATTTTTATCTTCATTATATACACATAATATCAAACTTTGATCCCCCACTGATTTAAGCTCAATAGGATTTTCTGGAGTTGGTATTCCATCCTGTTCTGTATAACCGCATATAGTAAAACTTTCAACATTATTGTTATTTCTATCTGGATAAGTATTATAAACAGGAAATGCCTTACCAGAACCATACGTTGGAGTAGAAACAATATCTATTGGATCTACATCATCAGGAATATTAATACCGTTCCTAATCTGTGATACTAAAAAATTACTTTGAACTTCTTCATCTGTCAATGCTCTATTATAAGCGATAGCCTCGTAGAATCTTTCTTTAGAAATATATGAAATAGAATTTCTAGTTGTACCTATATTTAAAGCCGTAAAATTTACTGCATCTACATTATTTTGAATGCCTAAACAATAAATATCATCAGAATTATTATCGTATATTTCTTTAAAATATGATGCATTTATCCCCTTCTTTTTAACTCCGTTTAAAAACGAAACAACCGTAACATCTGAAGGTCCTCCGAACAAATGTTTGTCATCTGCAATTCCTTGAAAATCAGTTCCATCTTTGTCAAAAATAGAAAACCAGTAGGACATTGTACTTTCTTTAAAAAGATTAGATAATGTTACCTGCATATGTTTAATATATTCAGGTTCAAAATTTCCTATATTTGTAAGGTAATCATCTATACCATCAAGTTGCAAATACGTAGGATTAAAACCAGATCCATTTGTATAACCTATGTTTTTAATCGTTAAATCAGAATTACCCAATTTATCAGGTATCACAGTAGGTTTATCCGCATTAGTCAAGCCAAATGATTGCCACCAACTGATTAAACCATTCTGTATATATTCTATTTTCTTACCAGATACAGTAGTATCTACATCATAATATCCCTGTAAATACGGTTTAACTCGTTGATCATTAGTCAACAGATAGGTAGTATTATCTAATACTTGTAATTTAGGCAAATCTAATATAGTTTCAACAGGAGTTGCTAGTTCACATAAAAACTCCGCACCCATTATAAGAGATTTAGCCTCCTCAAAAGTAGCTGGTTTATTAGAGTCCCATACTACGTAAATAGTAGTCGGATAATTATGGAAACGAGGTACACTACTTGCCGAATTAGATATTTTAGAACAAATATTCGTATTATTTGCAGAAGATTTAGTAACTAAAGTATAGTTAACTTGTATTGTTACTCTATTACTTGCTGCTAACTGATCTTGTATATTAGTGTTTTTATCTATTAATATACTAACAATTCTTTGTATATATTTCCATTGACCATTTTGATATACAATTTCATCACATATACCATTTGGTAATGAACGTAATTTAATATTACCAAAATCAATTATTTGTCCACCTTTGTCAGAATTATTTATATCTAAAGAATATAATTGTAAGTAATCTTCCCCAACAGAGATTATTGGTACAGGATCTTCTAGACTAGGTGTATCATCTTGTACTGAATTACCGTATATATGTAATTCAGAAATACCAGACCCAGCACTAGCATACAAATAAGCGTTTTTACCAGAAAAATATACATTTTTTTGTATAGTAGTATTCCCACCGCCACCATTACCTATGCTTACATCTATAAACCAATCATCAAATTTAAGTATGCCGGGTCTTAAAAACCTACTTAATTCCATTACGATCTATATAATATTTTTGTTATTGTACCAGACCCAGCACTAGCGTTCACTTTGACAAAAGAACCTTTTCCCATACCAAACACATTAAATATAGTATTATCGTCTGCATCTGTTAAAACTACTTCACTATCTTGTACTATTGCATACGGACCTTCCTCCTGCAATGAATGTAATAAATTCAGTGTAGGATTACCTGTATAAAACACCTGTATACTAAAAGGATTTCCTTCAGTCAATATTACAGGTTGTTTATCCATAGTACCATCAGTAATAGTAATCAATTCGTTAATTTCTTTTAGCATAATTTATTATTTTACTATTTATAAAAGAAAAGGGATTGAATCAGTAAAGACTCAATCCCCATAATAATTATTAGTGCGTCGATTTGTATTTGATATAAGTTGCGCCTTCCGGGGCATCAGGATCATTTATAGTAGCATCTGCAAATTTAATGTAAGATTCAGTATTATTTATTCCTAATTTTTCAAATACACGCTTATAATCAGAATAAAACATATTAATCAAATAGTAAAAATCTGCATATTCATTGTATGGTATATCTAATTTATAAGCATTAATAAATTTTTCTGCTTGTTCAAATGACCAATGTTCTCCTCTTGTACCATCAACATTCTCCATTCTATGTACAGCCATTTCTGCCTCTTCACGAGTAAAATGCTCACTATATCCACGAGAATGCTTATTTGTACCTTCGAATTCATACATTAGTTCATCATAAGCTCGACGATCACGATTTTTCATTTCATGCAGCTTCTTTTTCATGAGGTCTTTCTCTTCAAAAGTATAATAACCTCTGTAGTTACCGAATCTGTCTGCACCAGAGTAACTTTCTGTCATCCTATATCTTTCGTCCATCATTGTATTAAATATTTTGTTGCTTTAATTTTGAGTATTCATCTTTTATGTATTCGATGTCGTTACGATTTATTATAATGGATCCAACTTTTATACCACCCTTACTATCTATTTCTTCTAAAAATAAAGAAAATATAGTATCGGTATCTATCTTACCATTATCATCGGTAAACATATCTAAATACTTTGCATACTTCCTAATAGGCATTTTTACCAATGGTGATAAAAATGAAAATGCTTTAAGTATAGGACTTGTAGATACCAACTGTTTTATAGCAGTGTTAGCCCAATTCTCTATAGCTTGTATCAATAATTCTTTATCAGTAATCATAATATACGTTTTAAAACCTTATTATCCATTAGTACCTATTAGTAAGTACTAATATTAAAAGTAATGCAGATTATTATTGATTAGTTGCAGATTGATTTTTCTTAATTTCTAAGAATTCATTCCACGTCTTATCGGAATAATTCTCCATATACTCATTAACTAACTCGTTTTTCCTTGTAGACTCTTTAACGATTTTTCGTTTTAATGTCTTTACAGTTTCGAGTTGTTCTTGTAAAGCTTTAATACCATCTTCATCAGATAATAAATAAGGCTTCACTAAAGTTGTTAAAACGTTTTGATAAAGTACTTGAATCGCATTTTGCCTTTCGATGAATTGCTCATCACGCATTAAGTCTTGTTTCTGTTCATCAGTTAAAGTACTTAATTCGTTTTCAATTTCAGCCCAAAGATCTTGTGGTGGTTTTGGCAAATTAGTCATTGTGTTTGGGGTCACTTTTTGTTTGAGTAACTTTAATTGTTCTAATTGCCGATCTATCACCTCAGGATTCAATAATGGATCGTTTTGGGGAGTAAAGATAAAATTATTCATAATAATCTGCTTTAACTTTTAATTTAAATTTGTTAATTAAGCAGCAGCTTCAGTAGGAGTAGTTGTAGCAGCTACTGTGCAGCAGCAAGGATTATTTGATTGATAACCAGTAATAGTGGGTGTGTTAGGTAAACATAAAACACCTTTTATATTACGACAATTCAATTTATCCACATAATTAACAATCTCAGCACCCATAAATTTAGCATCTTTCTTGCTATCATTAATTTCGCACTGAATTAATTTATCTTGATAAGGACGTATAGCCTCATTAACAGCTACATGTGCTTTCAGATCGTTAAGTTCTTTAGATAGCGCATCAAAAGAATCACGAGTTGATTTATACAGATTAAAGTCTGCATCAATTTGACTCTTATACAAACCAAACATTTCACGGTCTATTACTTGTCTGTCTTCAAAACGTTGATTTTGATCTTTCAATTGACCTTCATAAAGAGCTCTAGTTAAAGCTATGTTATCTTCACATTCTTTCTGGGAAATGGATAATTCGGCAGCATTATAACCTCCATTCCAATAACCATTCCAAGCAGCAGTTGCTAACCAAGGGTTAACACAACCACAATTATTAGAAGTATTGAAAAGACTTGAAGGTTTGTTATTAGTACCAAACAAACCACCTATTGCACCAAGACCTAGAGCGGTCCCTGCAATACCTAGTCCCAATGCAGTGCCAGCAACACCTTTACTTGCAAATTCCATAAATATATAAAATTTAAAATTAAACTAATTAAATAAAACGCCAGATTTATTCGCCAAAATAAACCTTATTTATTTAGTAAATCTGATACTATTTGCGAATTTTTACTACTCTAGTTTCTTCAGTTTTTATCAAATTATTACTGTTAACTATTTCGTATTTTTCGATTTTATCTTTTTTGAAATCGAATCTTATTAATCTTTTCCAAAAATCTTTAAATCGTTTTTCATCATATATATTACGATAAACTTTATCTTCTAAGATATATAGAATTTGATTATTTTCTATATGTAATATATTGGTAATATTACCAATACTATCTAATTTAATTATAGAAGTAGTTTCAGGATTTGGTTTTAATGTGATGTTAAAACTACAGTCTTTATCTAAAGTTACTGTATCCTTTATCGTATCATTTATAATTGTTTTATTTAATATAGCTTGCTGGAGTGCCTTATCTTTGATTTTAAGGACTTTTCTTGTTGAATCAATAGTTTGTATCATTTTATCGTTAGAAGCCTTTAAATCGCTTAATTTTAGGCTTAAAACGCGTTTATCATTATTAATACCATTGATTATCTGTTCATAGGCAATTCTATTGTTTTTCTCTATACCTAATTCATTATCGGCATGTTTCCATGCTTTAAAGCATACAACGTTACCTATTAATAATAGTGATATTAAAATTAATACAAATATTGATCGTTTCATAATTTATTTTTTATTTCTAATAGCGCTTTTTGACTTTTGCTCTATTTCTTTTTCTATATCAATATCATATTGTTTCATTATTTTTTTATTTACTATTACTTTTAGTAATTTCAAAGGACTTTGTGGATGTAATGTAATCTGATTACCTACTATAGATAACAATTGCGTTATACATACAAACCAAGCAAAGAAAGAACATAATGATATTTTATCTGCTAAATATGGAACATAAGTGTCTATTAAATGACCTAATACAATTAGTAGTGACGAGTCTATGAATTTATCTATAGTGGTTCGCCACATATAATTCCAATCAATTTTTTTTCTCACTTTTTTAGCTACTCGCAGACCGTAGTATAAATCTACAAGTATAAATATTAATGCTACTATCAATGGATATTTAATTGGCATTAATATTGCAGCGATACCACTGATTGTAATATTTGATAATGTAGTGGTATTTGCCATAATAATATATATTTATGGGTTCAACTTACTTTCAATATAATCCAATTCATCTAATACTGCGTATAATATTTGTTCTAAATCTTTTATACCAGTTTGTAATTCTGAAACGGTAGTACTTTTATTTACTATATTGTTTATTAAATCTTTTATAATAATTTTTTTATTTGTGCTAGCTTGTACTACTGGTATAATATCATTATCACCTAACGTATTAGTTGCTGGAAATTGTGATATTTTTAATCCTTCCATATTACATTATATAATTACTAGCAGATTCGGTTAATATGTAATTACCGTTCTCAGTTAACATTCCATTATAAAAATTTATGCGCTTACCAGAAATAGGAGAATACTGTTTTAAATCATTATATAATTCTTCTAAATATTTTATATTACTTAATGACCAATTATGATCATTACCGTATTTTATCATATCTAATAACATCTTCATAAATACTATGTTATTTAAATCGATATGTGAGTAATTTAGGTTTAATCGCAAATTATTATTTAAACGATAACCTAAATCATTTATATATATGTATTCTTCATTCATAGTAATGAACAACTACCATTATAGCATGTGAGATTTGTTTTAATATTAGATTTAAGTCTAGTACTACTTGTTTTACCTATTGGTTCCACAACTGTATCTATATCATGAAAATCTGACATCTTCATTAAGTCGTTATAATAGATCATGGCATCCATTATTTCATTTAATTCGTAAGCATTATCTAATAAATTTTCTCTAAAATTAAATACCAGTAATCTATTACGCAATACGTGATCATGGCATATATCGTCAAATTGCTCTATATTGTGCAATTTAATCTCATATATATGCTTTTTATTTAAAGCTAATGCCACTGTAGGTTTTTCCTCATCTGTTACAATAGATATTGCATATAAATCATCAAAATTAGTAAAGTTAGTCTCAGATACTTCTATATGAACGTATCCTTCATTATTTTCTAATTCTACAGATTTAACGAATTCGTGATCGCTAGCAGTAGTACTATTTAAATTAGACGCATTACAATAACTGTCTATATATATAGTAACTTCAGCGGTATCAGCAGTATCTTTTTTATAAAATATTGCAATATTATCGCTATCTATATATGTTTGTAAAATATCTACATGCATAGTTAAAAAAATAAAGGGGCTAAGTTACCAAAGCCCCTGATTACAAATTAAAAATTGTTTAGGCTGCTGAACCGCTAACAAACGCCTTAATCAACGAATATATACCTGATGCATCAAGACTACCTTTTTCAACGTACACTTCCGTAGCAACGTGTGTAGCTTTCATATACTGATTATCAGGAGATTGATATTTACGTTCGCTTTCTATTACTACAGAAGCATAAGTTTTAGACAAATCTACATTCAATTCTGGCATAATAACCGGGAAATGAGTAAGATTTGTAATACCTCTATAGGCTAAAGCTTCTTTTTCCCTGTCGCGAACTATCTTAGCGTTTCCTGTTCCAGGATTAGCAGGAGTAGTTTCTGCTATAGTAACATCAGCCTCTACCTTTTGCCCTTTTGCGAAACCAGTTGCTTGATAATCGTTCATATAAACAAAAGGACGCATAACTACTTGTGAATATTGATTAATAGAATTTTTACCTTCATTATCGTCTTTCACTTTAGCAGTAAGAGTTAATTTAGCAGCAGAAGCTACAGCGGTACATCTAGCACCAGTATGTTTTTCAATAAGAGCTTCGAATTTACTAGCTAATGTACTAGCTGTATCACCGTTCTTGGCGATATAATCGTAAGTATGAGTAAATTGTCCTGGCTCTTCATACATATCTTCGTAAACAATACGAATAACGTATCTATTACCTTCTACAACACTGTTAAAAGTAATATCCCATACGTTTTCTGTAGGTGCAGTTGCAGCACTATCTAAAATTGTAGATACATGTTTGATTTCATCTCTACCGATAACGTTAGAATATTTAACATCATTATTATCGGCATCCATAACCAAACCAAGTTTAATATGTGTAGCAGCGGCTGCATCAGCTTTTGAAGCTATGTATTTGCCAGTCTCTGCATTAATCATAATTATCTGCCCTGGATTGTTTGCATCAAGACTAGCGGCTACATTTGTAGCAGTCTGTGCTTTACCTACCAAAACAGTATTTACGTGTTTAAGCATATCGTATTATTAATTTTTTTGAGTTAAACATTGAGCTCAGTTTAACTTAATTTAGTCGCTCTACTTTGCACAGTATTATACTGTCATTTCCACGTTAAACTAAACTGAAAAATATAAACTTATTCTCCTTCGTTAACTTCATTTGAATAAGTTCTGTACCTAGGATCCGTTTGATTCTCAATATACATTTTAGCTGCTAAACGAATTATTTCATCGTGTGTGTGTGCAGCTAAATCTGTATATTCTATCATAGGCATTGCTGTTATATTTATAGGTTCCGGTTCTTTAATATATCTTATAGAATAGTTCTTTAAAATATAATTACCATCCGTATATAAATATACTCCTTTTCCTTGAAATAACCTAAGTGGTCTAGCGTAGTTATTATGAAAATGATATTCAGATAGACTGTTATTTAATCTACTGTTTATATTATCATTAGTACATTGAACCACATCTACTGTTTTGATAGCAGGTACTTCACCAGTACCTTTTTTTACAGTAGTCCAGCACTTAGAATTACTAGTAATATCTACTGTTTCATTAACTATGAACCATATTGCTGAATCATTATCAAATATATTATCTAGTGTCACTGTTTGATACGGTGTATTACTATCTTTTATATTATCTTCAGTAATAGATATTACTTTTTCTTTTACCAGATTTCTCAAATCTTCTATACGTTTTTCGCTTTCTTCAAAAGCTTCCTGTTTTACATTTAGACCAGAGTATCTAGTTTTTACAAATTTCCTAATACCTGCATTGATCCAATACTCAATTTCGAATGTAGTAGGTTTGTTAGAAATTAACTTACTACGGTTTATTTCGTTTAAAAAACCTATTTGAAAATCTAATCTTCTCATTGTTCATTAGTATTTTTGGCAGGTTTACGTTGCATTAACTTGTATTTTTCTGAAGTAAATATGTCTACAGCTAATTTAACTATATCCATATGTGTATCTTCACTTAATTCACAATCGCCTTGTTTAGCATTATCTTTTACTATAGTATTTATTTCTTTAGGGGTACGTATATAAGTTAAATCCACATCCTGTAGTTTAGTATATACGTCATAATATACAGTAATAGACGGAGTTTTATCGCTAGTATTACCTTCTAAAATCACTGCTGGTGTGTACAATATTGGCGTATTGTAAGCGGTAGTAGTAGCTTCTTCCAATTGATTGTGAGATATTAATTGATTTATTAACCTATTTGATTCTGTATAGGAATTGACTGTCCCTGTTACAATAGATTCAGAATGAACATACAATAAATAATCACTAGGTAATTTATACCTACGTTGAGTTGGCGTTAAATCAACTGGTTCATCATCTATATTACTTAGTAATACATTTATTATAAGACCTTTGAAAGAATCTAAGTTTCGTTTAATATTTTGAGTAGCGTTTGTTAATTGATCACCTTGAGTAAATGATAACAAGATATAACGTATCTGTGCCATATTAAGAATAGAAAATATAGTATCAGAATCCAATTTTCCTTGTAATATTAACGAAGGATTAGCCAATTGAACCAGTCTTTCAAATTCTATTTGCATTTCCCTTGCAGTCATTATTCTTGCATATTTAATGGTTGAACATTAGTTTGTACTCTAGGTGATTCAATGTTTTCAATAGCTAAATAAACAGCTAAAGCCACTATTTCATCATGTGTGTGTTCTGCTATTTCAGGAGAATCTTGTAACCCTATAGCAGTAGAACCACCGTTAGTTTTACTACTGTCAAACATTTTCGGATACTTGATATAATTAAGTTCTATTTGACAGTTGTTAATTTTTTCTTTTGAATACTCAAATTGATCTATTGCTATTATAAATTGATCTTGGTCAATAACACCTACCGGATAGGGTATATACGGTAAATTATGCGGTGTTGCCATAAAATTCTGTAGCACATCGTGCGTAACTAGACGTATGGGTATAGTTGTATCAACCGTTTGATTATCGTCTTTCATTTGTACTAATATAGCAGATATAAAATACAACATTTTATCTGATAAGGTTATTTCATAATTTATCAAATTACTAATTGTATTTGTAGATGTATCTGTTAATCGTGCACTACGAAGAAGATTTTGTAAATCAGCGATACGTTTCACACCGCCTTCAAAACCTTCACCAAGTACATTACTGCCTGTAAATTTCTGATTTATTAGCATCAAATATGCTTTATTTAACCAAAAATCTTTTTCTTCAGGCAAGAATGACGGATAACTAGTACCATTCAATTTGTCTAGTTCTACGTCAAAAGCGGTATGCATATCTTCTAGTGTCATTATTTAGATTCTAATTCTTGAGTAATAGTAAGTTTTAAATCTTGATTTTTAGGATCATCTAAGTATGCTATAGTATCTACTAAAGAACTACCAATTATGTCTGTACCATAATAATAAACATTCTTAGATTTTCTTAAAATATTCTTAGCCAAAGCCGATTCTATAATAACTTCTGTACTTCTAGATTTATTATTAACCCACTTCGTAAAGAATTTATTCGGATTATCTTCTACTAATGAATAAAGTTTACTTTCAACAAGTTCTGCTGACATAGTATCTGATTTATAACCATATAGACGTAAACACTTACGCATATCTTCAAGAGACATTTTATCAAACTCTTTGATAGCGTTGCGTTTAAGCTTATTAAGTCTATTAGATTCTTGTGCTTCAGACTCTTTATTTATTAGCACATAATCTTTATTTGGTCTTACTTCAGCTAAACCGTTTGCAACACGTTTATGACTTTTTAAGAATAAATACTGCAATTCATCCCAAGGATTCTCTGTGTGAAGTATTTTTTCTTTAGCACCTAATTTAACTGAAAATGTCTTCCAATATGGACTGCTAGGCATTAATGTGCCTTCATCAAATCCTAATGCTTTTTCTAATCTCTTTGCTTCTTCATCAGTTAAACCGGTATACTTATTACCAGCTCTTGTAAAATATGAACTGATGTAATCATAGCAATCTTTATATTTACTTATACCTGCCCAATAATCTACATTTTTGTGGCGTAATATTACTTCCATATTATTAGTATAATAGAATTAATTATAAATAGTTAAAGTCTGGGAAAATCCCAGACTCTACTATATTATTTCTTTTTTTACTCTGCATCACAGATAAGTTCACCACAAGCACGAGGATCACGAACCATAATACCTACTTCACCGAGGAAGTGTACAGCGTAACCATCTTTTGCGTTAGAACGTACCGTGCTAGTAGAATTACCATATCCTGCACCCGGAGCTACAGAACCAGAAGTATTCCACATAACAAATTCACGATTTCTACGAGCTACTTTTACTACATTAGCTTCACCATCGCGAGTACCAAAGTCTATGAACGTAAATCTGTAAGATTCAAGAGGTTTACCAGTAAGAGGATGCAATTTACGATTATAAGTGGTATCGTCATATAGTGGGAAATAACGCAAAGTCATTTCAATACCATTAGTCATCTTATAAGTAGTAAACTGACCACCTAATGTTAATTCTTGTCCTGATCCAGTAATAAACTTAGTATCGACCAAATTAAATCCTGAAGCACGTTCTTTCAATATTCTATCGAATTCTCTCATACCCATTTCACCAGTCAGTGCAACGAATTTACGTTCACCAGAACCTAGAATGTTATATGATAAATCGAACAAGAAATCTTCTAGCAATTCAGGAGTAAGATCTGTATAATACCGTTTATTTGCAGGTGAAATCTGTTGCAACAAACCGGCACCAATATAAACCATTATATTCGTTATAGTTCGCTAAACTATAACCGTAACATACGCCAGTAAGTATGTTACTGCTATGTATTTCTACATAGATTAGACTATATCAAATTCCCTGTATCAAACAGTAGGAATCTTCCCATTTCCACTCGCTTGAGTGTACTCCTCCGTCGAGGATAGTCGTTGAACCTTCAAGGGATTTCTTTCAACTATGTAATCTGCAAACATACCAGACATCGGTTTTCTTTCTCCAGCTACTATTTGTCTTAAGTATCTTAAGCAAAATTTACCGAAATGTTTTAACATTTTGTGCCTGTTTGTAAATCTAAGTACTTCACCAGTTTTTATATTAGTAAAGACATATTCCATTGTATCTTTACTTCCTCTATCAACTGCCAATTGAGCATTCTCTTTTGGTGTTACCCATTGTAAATTTTCAACGCAATTGTTTGATCTATTTCTATCTATATGATCAACATGAGGTTTATTATCTGGGTTTGGTATAAAAGCCATAGCAACTAGTCTGTGTACCATGACTTTCTTAGATCTATCACCGTAATTTAATTTTACTCTTACATAGCCACCTTTACTATAAAATGTTTTTAAATAATCTTGTAAATATTCAGAGTATATTCTACCATCGTTTGTTACAAAATATTTTTCTTCAAAACCATTCAAATTTAAAGGTAGTGGTTTAAAAATCACTTGCTTGGCTGCTGATTGTCTATTTGTCATATTAAACATATTATATAAACTTAATTATAATCATATTTAGAGTTTCCAGCAATTAAGGAAGTTTCAATTATAGTATTACTACTATAATGCCCATAAGTTTAGGACGTCCATTAGTACCCATTAGATCTGTAGTACCATCAGGATTTGCATTATATTTAGAATAGATTAAGAATCTTTCTTCACGTTTCTTCCATTCACGTAAAGCCTTCCATTGTTGATAATCTGCCCACAAATAAGAAGTTTTACCTGTAGCAGGATCTTTCAATGCTACTGCTAATACTGTACTGTATGCTGAACCAGTAATATCATAAGACAAACGAACAGTAGTAAGATGATTACGCATCTTAAACTGAGTGTTATAGTTTATGATGTCTGCTTCATCAGAGTATTCTTCATATGCAGATGCTAAACGAGATACTTGTTTACCAGGCAATAAAAGTTCACCAGGAACATAAGAACTAGCTTGACCATCTGCTAAATAACAGGTATATACCCATTCAGTACCATCTTGATAAGGTGCTCCAGATACACGAACTTGGAATTCTTTATCATCGAATTCAAGTATTGCACCAGGACCGAACCATTTATCTTCAAGATGTAATGTAATAGGACTATTACCAATACCTGCCGTTACAGTATCTGCATTACTAGAAGTAATTTCTGTACCATTCCAAATAGCTCTACGAATAGTAACTGCTCTATCTGTATCGATCATTACTGACCACTCGTATTGACGTTGATCTATAACCATTGTCTTTCCAAGTCCACCAGTAAGAAAATCTAATGAAGTACGATAGCCATCATCTTTAGTACCAAATACCAAAGAAATAACACCGGCTACTTCATGAGGTTTAGTTAACAATGCATTGGTCAGCATGTTTTCGTCTACAAGATCAGAAAACCATTTACCTTTATACAATTGTAAACTATTTAAAATATTATTTTCCATATATAATACTAGTAATTATTATTTTCATTTAGACGGTCTGCGTAGTTGTCTTGATGCAATTTCCCATATCGGTGTAGCCGTCTTATTGTCCATTTTTTGTTTTGAATTTACCCTCTTTGTTGAGGACAATGTTGATTTAAATTTCTTTATTGCAGAAGATTCGCCAGATTGCTTTGCAGCACTTAATAACTTATCTCCTTTCATAGTAAAATATGCAGATTCAATAAGATTACGATTTGATTTTGCATAATCTTTTTGATACTGCGATCTACCATCGCCATCCAATTTGAATATATAATTCAATAATTGTTTCTTATCTTCTTTCGGTATTTTAATACCGCGAATATCTTTTAGGTCTTCTATTTCTTTGACAACGCTATTGTAAAAATTTTGTTGCTGTTTTATATATGCCTCATGATTCTTTTTTTGTGTTTCTAATAGCGCTTTCTTCTTTTCTTCTTTGATAATTTTCATTTCTTCAGCAGCATCTTCTGCTTCATCTTGTAATATACCTGCTTCTTCGTACTTATCTAATTTCTTTTGAATCATTTTATCAGAATGACCTTTTTCTTTTAGAAATTCTTTAAGTACTGATTTCTGAACAGAAACATCATCTAGATCTATATCGTCATAATCTATATCTGTATTTATTACTGAAAAATATTTCTCTATATTTCCACCATTTGCCACATAATCATTTATAGCTTTAACTTCATCACTAGCAAATTCTGGTATAGAATTTTCTTCAATAACATCTGTTATATAACTTATCAGTTCTTCTACTGTTTTAGGTTTTTCTTCTTCATCATCAAATTCCCAACCTAAATTCTCAGATATAGCATCAAAAAAAGCGGTTACCTGTTCAGATGCAGAATCATCATCCTCTTCCTCATTTTCACCTTTGTCTTCTTCCTCATTTTCATCATCTTCTACTTCTTCTTCGTCATCATCTTCCTTATCATCTTTGTTATCATCTGTTTCTTCTTCGTCAACGTCTTTGTTATCTTTTGTATTGTCATCTGTTTCTTCTTTCTCGTTTTCTTCAAATGGTTTTTTATTATCAGGTGAAACATCAAGATTTGCTATTTCATTTTCCTCGTCATCAGTATTAAATGCAGTAAATATAGCATCAAATCCTCCAAACGGTTTATTTTTATCTTCCATAATTAATATTTAATTAGATTTATTTAGTTTTAATTATATCTATACCCCATTTTTGTCTCATCTCGCTCTCAATAGATGACATGGGATCGTACATTACTTCACCAAAATCAAGTTTAGTATTTTCTAATCTACTTCTTTTTTCAGAATCAGAATATATATCTATAATAGATTGTTTAGGCTTACTGTCTAGTGATCTTCCTTTTTGCATTAAAGCTTCATATTCAGATCTAGGGAATGCTTTACTAGATCCTCTACCTAATCCAGTAACATCTTCTAATAATTCTATATCTTTCATTTTCCAATTACCAGAGCGCTTTCGATAAGTATTGTGAAGAGCATTTTCATAATCATCCCATAAACTTGATTTACTTAAGCTTTCATTAACAGCTTCGTTATACAATCTTCTAAGTTCTTCAGTACTATATGTATTACCTCCTGCTTTTCTAAATTTTGTCAGAGCGTCTGTATTTCCACTTATTAATGTAGCTTTATTCGGTTTTACTTTTAGTACGTCACCAGCAAAGAAAGCATCGCTAGGTTCTATAGAGACTGGATTATGTCCTTTTAATAAAGATTTGGTATCAAAAACGTATAAATCGGAAACACCAGTATTAGCCCATTTTGCATGACTTCTCACAGGATCTACATAAGTGAAATTAGTAATAGGTAATTTTCCTGCATTTTCTTCAGTTATAGGTTTTACATACCCAAACCTAGAATTTACAGGAGTTGGTTGTAGTAAACCATTTTCATCGATATACATAGTAGGATTCTCAGATGATGGTTTTACTTTTCGTAAAAACTCTGGTAGTCTAGCTTTATCATCTAAATTATTTGTCCTACGAACAGTACCAACAAATCTGTCTATAGGATTACCATAATAACCAAAAACTCCACCCAATGTAGTATACGGATCACTTGCACTAGTTATAATAGGACTTAACTTATTATATGCTTTAGTAGCTATAGTTTTTACACCACCACCAACTATGCCATCAGTTAATAATTCAGCTCCTAAGTTAACAAAAGGATGTTCTTTAGCATAACTGTTACCTAATAGATTGTTATTGTGTTCTACAATATCCTTGAAATAATCATAAAAATTATCATGATCATCATGTATAATATTAGCCATATGCGCAGCAGGAGATATTATACTATAAAACGGAGATACAGTAGAATCCCACAGTATAGCTTTTAATAAAGATGCGTCATCTATAGTTGGTTTCTCAGGTTTTTTAGCAGTAACAGTTACTTCTGGTAATATTACAGTAGGTTCACTTTCTTTATATGCTAATTCCGTATCATATTTCCCATTTATATATGGAATAACATAACCGTCAAGTTTAATATCCCCTTTATTACTATGATTTAAATTATTATACCAATCGTTAAAATCTTTTTCCATATCTGAATATTTCATATTAGGATTAGACTTTTTATACTGTTGATATAATTCACGTCTTTGCACTGTAGTTAAATCTCTCCACATAGTTAATGATGCCATTTAGCTGCGTTCTTAGCAAATTGGGCTCGTTTCTTTAATTGTTTACTAGCTTTACTACCTTTCTTTAATACTTTATTTGCATAAGCTTGAACACTCATACCAGCTCTCTTTGCAGCAGCTTTAAATTTACCACGATTAGCTTTTTTAATATGTATACCCCCTTTTTTATAAGAAGGTAACATATTAAAATCTGGTAAAAACGGATTATCGTAATTTGTTACCATATTATTTTCCTCTTTTACCGGTGCCTTTTTTGCCACCTTTTTTACCACCACATGCCATAGTTTTACTTTTTATTAGGTTTATTTTCACCAGTAACAGGATTTTTCAATGCTGTACTAGCTTTTAATTTCTCTCTTTGCATAGCAGCTTTATCCTTTTGCTTTTGCAACTCTTTAGCTGCTTTTAACTTTTCTCTTTCTAACTTAAGTTTTTCTTGTTCAATCTCTCTTTGTTTATCAACTTTGTACTTTTCTGTCGCTTGTTTGTTAGCAATTTCACTTTGTTTTTGTGCATACTGCATTTGTTTATCCATTATGCTAGCGGATAGTTCTTTATCTTTCTGTGCTTGATCTGCTGCTAATGCTATTTCATCACTAGTATCGTTGTTAGCGTTATCTGCATAACCAAATGCACTTATTTCTGCAACAGCTATTTTAGTAGAATTATCTTCATCAATTTTATATTTCTGTAAGTTAAGCTCTTGTTGTTTTAAATCATATTCTTGTTGCTTAGCCTCAGCCTGTTGCTGAATTAATTCTATTTGCCTTTGTTGTTCTGCCTGAGCGGCTTGTTCTTGCATTTCAATTCGTTTGGCTTCTATATCACTTAATTTATTCTTTATTACAGTCATATTATCTGAAGTTAATATTTCTGCAATATCAAGTAATGTTGCGCCATTCTGCATAGCTGGTTGAGTAAGTGATTTTAATTGCTCTATATTTTGAGCTTCTTTTGTAGAATCTGTTACAAAAATATCCATATCCTCATAAAAGAAATCATCAGTAAGAGTTATGAATGCTCTTGTAACATCATCAAAAATATAATTCAATTTAGTTTTATTAGAATCTTTCCATGCTGCCTTTGCTGTATTTAATAGCATGGTCATTACTCGCTTTTTACATTGATTATGTAACCAAAATAACGGTTCAGTAATATTAGCCGATTGAACTACACTTGTTTGAACATTACCAACTAATTCGTTAGAACTTATTGCACCTTGCCTTTGTTTAGATACACCAGATATTTCGTTACACATATCCTCAATTTTAGCCATTAAATCTATATATTGACCTATAACTGTGGACATTGTCAAATCTAATGCTGTTATTTGATTGAATGTTGCAGGTTTTCCACCTTCTCTACCAGGTATATCCCAACCTTCTTCGTACGGATTAATAAAATTAACGCCTAAAGAAGAGAGATAGTGCATCCACTTTTCAACTCCCATACCCATTGATTTAGGTATTTGAGTAACATCCATATTGACTACTTTACCTTTATCTCTAGCTAAAGCTAGTTCTAATCTATACCATATTATGATATACATGTATTGTAAAGGTTTCATTATACTAACCAATGATTTTGGTACAGAGTTATTATTACTATATACTACACCAGTATAAGGTAATTTTTGTGAATTTAAATTATCAGCTGATATATGTTGATACTCTATAGGTTGAATACCAAAATATAGATCATCACCAGCTCTATAACCTTCCCATACTTCTATTATCCAATCCCATGTTACATTTATTTCTTCACCAGTAACTTTATAATTTTCATCAACTATAAATTCCTCTGGCAATCCTTCATCATTAAGTAAGGTAACAAAGCCTATTTTTTTCAATGATTTCCAACATGCATGCCATACATTTATTGAGAAATCTGAATCCCAATCTTTAGATGGATTATCAACTATACTTGTTTTAATATGAACGAAATCATCAACCATATTCTTGTCTATACCATAATCAGCATACCAATTATCTACTTTAGCTAATAATTCGTTCAACTGTTTTTCATCTAATTTGTCATAAAACTTATCGTACACATCACTATATGATAAACGCATTCTATAACAGCACCATTCTGCATCTTCAATAAACTCTAAATCTGGAGACATATCGTATGAAAAATAAAGAGGATTCACTCTCTCTACACACGGTTCACCATTTTGTATACCAATATAGTATATTTCTTCACCAGCTATTAATGCATCCTCCCATCCTTTCATAAATACATGGTCCAGATTTAAGCTGTTACGTAAATATTTTAATGTGTGATATGCAGCATTCTCAGCAACATCTTTATAATCTCTAGTGAGATACTCATGTATTTGTTCTGGTGGCATAATTTCTCCACTATTCAGAGCCTGTTGATACCTCTCTTGATCTTCTGGAGATAATCTACTCATTATAGTAGCCATCACATAGTCAAGCAGCATTTGTTTCATTTTATCTTGCATATCTGATGCTGCTATTTGACTTGTCCTAGCTACTTTTATATTGAAAGGACGTTTAGTTTCTTCACCTAATAACAAATTTACCTTAGGTCTAATTATATTAAAATCCTGTGGTGTAGCAGGAAATCCATCATCTACTTTGAATGGATTTGTAACATAACGTAAATCTTTTTCATTATATATACTATTATATAAATCATAGTATGTTTGCATCTCCTCAAATCTTGATATAGTCATACCATTAGATGCAATTTCACCAGAACCGATTATATAATCGACACAAGCTTCTTTCCATTCTTTATTCTTCTTAGACGCTGGTAATTTTTGTATAGGAAAAACTGTATTATTATATCTCATATTTAGCTAAATATATAAGTTTTTATATTGTTATTATTGCTCGTATTATCAGAATCTTCGAACCAATTTTTAGTAAATAATGGTTTATCAAAAATCCTAGTTTCACGCTCAATATCTTTTTTTTCTTTGACGTGTAAATTATGTAATTGTAACCTATACAACATCAATATCATAAACGCCATAACCCTATCGAAGTTACCTTTATCGTTATAAGCTATTAGCTCTTCTAATAGCGGTTCTGACAAAATCTTAGTTAAATTTTTTACTCCTGGTGCGTATTCTTCGTTCAACCACTCCTTAATTAATCCTTCCCCATAATCTTTTATTTGCACACTCATATGAATACCTTTACGTCTTTTTACATTAGAGTTTTTTACTATGTCATCCAATATATCTGGTTGATCTGCTAGTAAATAATCACAATGCTTATTAGTAAAGTAAGGATAGATTCCTTTACGTTCATTTTCATATAATAATCTAGCATTATAATATACTAATAATTTTCTAACATTTTCATAATAGTCTTCAGCCGTTTCTGGTCTACCAGTATATTCTGCTACAGGTAATTCATAGTATTCTTCAAAATTTTGAAAACGTTTATATATAAAAGTAGAACCCAAAGAATTTGTACCAGATTTGTCGTGATCGTAAGGATCGCATCCAGCTATATACAAACCTATTGGTGGATCTTTTACAGGGTGTTCCCAAATAACTATAGAACCAGTAGGATCATCTTCTTTATTTAATGGAAAATTAGTAATATCACCATATTTCTTTTGCGTCCATATTAAACCACCTTTACCATCCCAAGTTAAATCACCAACTTGTTTATGACTCTGTAATTTTTTATTTGTTCTTATTCTTGATAGGTGATCTTGTAAATCTTTCTTAGGAAATATATTACCTGTTATTTCTAAACATGCCTCAGCTGGTGTTAAACATTGCTCTGCAATATATCTGTCTACATCTCTACTGTCTACTGCATTTTCTATAACTGGCGCCCTTAAACTTAGTATATAATCTAAAGCCTTTTGTTTGAGTGTATTACCATCTTTATCCATATAAAGACGATTACCATCATCATCAGTAACATCTTGATTAGTATATTGTGGAACAAAAAATCCACATTTAGTACCATCCGCACCGTCATCCCATATATTATCAAAAGGTAAACAACCGTATGCTTCAGGTCTATAAAACATCTTTTTTAGTCCTTCAAAGTTAGCACCTTCTTCACCACCAGTACCAAATGCAATCATGAGTCCATAAGCTATACCATCTTGTTCTACAGACGGTCTCGCCATTTGCCACGCTTCGATCAAATGCGGATTTTTACCAGCTTCCTCAAATAATATTAATTTACCTGCTTTACCACGCACTTTACCAGGATCATTTTTCATGGTTATACCCATAATTTCGGATTTATAACCAACTTCTTTTTCATTACCTAGATTATCTCTTACTTTTATTGAAGCTCTACGATGCATTTGTGTATTGGCTCCCTGACGTTTTTTTGCCCATGCTGTATGTTCATCTATAAAATCCATGAACTCCCAAGCTTTAGTAAGAATACCATCTTTTAATAAATATTCTTTTTCGGCAGCTACTGCATAAGACTTTGAGCCTGGTATTAAATAGTAATTACGGCAGAGCATAGAACCACATTTAAAAGAATAACCTTTACGTCTTGATTTTAATACTATCATGTGTTTTCCTTCTTCTTCTGCTTCATCTACAGCATTAAAAAAATAACTGTCATAATCATAGAAGTCAGGAAATTCTAGGTCCTTTACTCTTTTTATTACTTTTTTTCCTTTACTATTTGTTATTTCTTTTCTTACTATACGTTGTATAGGACAATAATTTAAATAAAAATAATTATAACCTGAAATCCAATCCCCATCTGGTGCTCTATATCCTTCCAAACATCGTCTTGTTTCTTCATCCCAAAACTCCATATATTCAGAAGTACCTATAGGTGCTAAACAGAAAGCCCCACACTTTTTAAAGTGCAGGGCAGCCTGTCTAAACTTATCCGAATTATGATATACTTTATTAAAATCTACCATAACTACGATAATTTATTATTTTGTATATTTTAAAGCTTTATTGATTATCCACACAGATAAATTATTAAGATTACAACCTAACCATATCATTATATCTGCATACCAAGGAGTGTGATCGTATGATACTACTTCCTCAATACCTGTTTCAGAATCTCTGATTATAATTTCTGATTGTTTTTCAATATCTACTGCTGTGTTATTAGTCTCTACCGCTTTATTTGATTTAGTATCTGCGGGAACCTCTTTCTCCTTAGTAAGTTTCTTTTTACTTGTTGCCTTACTAGTTTTCTTCTTTTCTTCCATTATTAAATTAATTTAATATTTACATTACAAACGTATATGTAATATTGTGGTTTATAATACCGTATAATATTATACAACTTAACGCTTTGGCAATTCGTACAAACCTATATCGGTACCACCTTTTACTTTACTTGATTCTGTTTGCTCTATTCTTACAGTTTTAAGTAATTTATTTCTTACGTCTATTGCTTTATTAGCTTTATCCATCCATTTTCCTACTTTATCAGGATCTATTAATGGTTTTCCAGATTTATCTTCTTTACCCTCAAGATATTTTATAGAATTAAATTGACGTATTATATATTCTATACCTTCTTCCTCAGCAAGTAATAGTCTTGTACTAATTGTATTTTGAAGTTCTATATATTCATCGATAACTTCTTTCATTTGATTATCAATCTTATAATTAGCATCATCAAAACAGTGTATTTTTAATTTTTCTTCTCTTTTAATAGGATCTAGACCTTTATACACCGTATCCCATTTGTACATAAAAACTATATATTCTATCTTACGCTGAGCAAGCTTTTTATCTTTATGTGATTCCCATAGTTTTCTAAACGGTGGTATAGCTAATGACTCTGGAGTAAGTACTACTTCTCCGTTAACTATATCAAATAACATTATTCTGTTGTTGTATCATTGTTTAACTCTTCTACCGCTTTGTTTATATCGGTAATTTCTTCTTCTGTAGGTTTATCTGTAATAAATTCATAATCAATTTCTATAGAAGGAACAATAGTCAAATAAGCAAATCCTTCTCCTGGTTTAAATATAGATGGAACTGAATCAGTGTTTACCTTAAATTTTAATACTATAGGATTTCTATTTCCTGAAGTTATAATAGTGGCAGAATCAGTAAGAGCGATGGATTTTTTAGCTACATCATATTTTGGTGTTATAATACCTACACAACCAAACGGTATATGTATACTGCATCCTGTATGATATACCAATATCAATTTAGCATCTTCACCAACTTCAGTAGTTATTTCTGTTGAATAAAGTTCATACACAGTATTAGTATTATCTATTGCAGTAGGTAATTTTGCCCTTTCATCTAATTTATTTATTCCTATATTCATTTTTATTTGCTTTTAATACATTTATCCTTTCTTTATCGCTGTGGCTGTCTTATACAAATTTTCAAGAAATTCATCTCTTTTTTGTTCATTTTCAAAATAAGTAATGAAAGTAGAACCAAATCTTCTGTATTTTAAGTATAACATTTTTAATCATTATTTTACCTTAGCTGAAATAGTTTTGTCATCTTTAAATTTATTACGTAATTTTAATTTGAATAAATAAGCAAACATTAATCCTTTTGTATCATATTTATCTGCCATTACTTTGTGTGCAAATTTAAAAGGGGATGCACATATTTCTTTGATAATTCGTATATCTAAACTATGTTTTTTAGCTAATATATTGTATATCTGATTCATCTAATAGTTTATAATACTTATTTGTACGTATATCCTTTATATTTGCATTAGGTATAAATGTATTAGGTCTAATTGTATTTATAACACTTATGACCATTTCAAAATCATTTATATCGTATTTGCTTAATAATTCTATTAACTTCCTTTTTTCCACTTTACTGTATGGTTTTTTAGGTATATATACTTCTTCGTTTTGAGTAGGTATACTTATATCGTCAAGCCAGTAAATGAAAAAATGATTATAATTTTTAGGTTGTTTTTTAAACAAATTTTTGAAAAATTTAATAACCTTTTGACCAGGTTTTAAAATTTCACATATTGCAAAACTACCCGCTGGTACTCTCGTCATATTCCCCTGTCTTTATAATTAAAGTTATTTGTACCCTATCATTAATTATATTAGGTACTAAAGCAGGATTTACCGTTATCTCACCACGTTCTTTATCGTGTATTAGTAAACCTTTTAATTTTAGCTTCTTTATAGCCCTACTTAAATTATCTTTACTTATACCTATAGCATTTTGAATATACTTTCTATTTTGTGTATTAACTATATTCTTAGGTATGCCTTTTAATTTAATATAATTAATATCTAATTTTATTAATTCTGTAACTAATAAAATTTCTTTTTCAGTAAGGTGTAAAAGACCATTTAAGCTTCGTACATATTCTATATATAATTTCTGTTTTGGTACTCGCTTAGTGAATTTATTCATTATTTAATATAATCTAATAAAGTATTCAATTCTTTTACTATATTTGCATATACATTAACTTTACTATCACGAAATGGATTATATTCTTCCTCATCAATCAGATCGTTTATAGCATTATTATATTTTGCTATACGATCATGAATCTTTTCTTCAATTTTGTTAACTTTTGATTTTTCTTGCGTAGAATTTGGCAATCTTTTAACTACTTCTATATATGGTACATTGCTACCAATAATTGAATCTGATAGTATTATTTCACTACGTGTGGTATAAGTGTAATCTTTAGTGGATTCACCTGAGTTACTCTCGTGTTTATATACTTTATTTTTTGAGTCCCATGTGAATTTATCACCAATTTCTGTACCGTAACCAAATTCTTTATCAATAACTTTAAATTCAGTAATATTATTTATCATTTTTATTAAGTATTAAATTATTTTTCATTTCATAATTGTCACATACACTAGCATATGATCGCGTATGAAACCTAATTTTAGGATTATAAATGCAGTCTATACCGAAATTATTATTGTGTATACTATGCTTGCAAGTGAAACAACAATGTGGTATTGCTACCCTGTAATTCATTTCGGTATGTTGTTTTGCTATTTCCTTAGGTGTTGCTAAGCCCATTTTGTACGTTTGTAATTATCACAATGATTAATACTAGTAGTAGGAAACATATACTTGGCTGGTTTAGTACAGTAATATTTACTACTATTATATGGTCGTTTGTAATGTACGCAGTTATTACAACACTTTATTTCTGGTGATTCTAAACTAGCATAATGCCAGTTCGAATCTGCCTTTAGTGTATGTAATAAAGTACGTTTGTGTAAACGATTTTGTTTAAATCGTCTCATTAACGTGTCTATATATTCAAATATATTCATAATAAATATTTAACTATTATTATAACGTAATAAACAGTAAAAGGTAACCTTTGAACAATAAAAAATAGGGTTACCAAATGATAACCCTACTACTTAACCTAATTACAACTACACAATCTGTCCTTTGTTGCTTGTTTTATACGAGCTATTGCCTTATTACTAGCTTCATATGCTAATTCATCTGCACGATTATTATATTTACATTGTTTATGACCTTTAACCCATCGGAATGTACATGACTTAAACCTTGTCATAAGTAAACGTAATAATAACCAATATTTCTTATTTTTCTTACCGGCAAAATCTGTTTTAACCCATTCATTCAACCAACCTTTGTTTATCGGGTTCGCTACATACAATGAATCCGTATATATGATTAGGTCTGATTGTTTAGCTAGTCGTTGATCTTGTGATAATTTAGCCAATGCATTAATTACAGCTAATATTTCAGCACGATTATTAGTTGAATGAAATAATGGCATTGACTTCTCTGCAACTACGCGACCGTTATTTACTATAACGTAACCCCAGCCACCTGGTCCAGGATTAAACCTACATGACCCATCAGTATATACTGCTATTTTCATTTTTGCTCAAATTTCCTACAAACACTAAAAGCGTTTACAGCAAATACCCTATTCTGATTATATGTACAACGCAAATTATCTTGAGTTTGATCGTATAATTCAGCATACTTACACATTTGGCAACAATTAAACGCTAATGGTTTAAAACCTTGTTTCAGCTTTTGTTTCAATATTTTACTGTCTGTTATTATCTTTTGTCCCATCGTTAACGGTTATTTCTGTAACATTAATATCATTATTAACTACCTGTACATAAGCTAGTACATCATGTACTTTAACTAATAAAGAGTCTTTAAATAAGTCAAACGGGTATGCATATTTCATCGGGAATATGATATGTTCACCTATTTTAAAATCGTTTTTAGCTACATCCGGTACAGCTAGTATAATTCCTTCCCTTAATGAGGATTCTACTTCCCTTATTTCTTTCTTTGTGTCATACTCATTAGCACCTGTGTCTGCATCGTGTTCGCCTGTTTCAACAGGTACAATCATTTCACGTTTAACCATTGTTACAGGCAAAGGTTTCACTAAAAGCTCTTTACACATCTTGTATGGTAGACCTGCTACCACCGAATCTAATATCGCTTGGTCTGCTATTTTATTCATAATAATTTATATTTAATATAATAACGTATATATCGTAATTATGTTACTGTTTGCGCCTACTTTTTCTATGCATAAATAAACGCCAAATAAGTATCACAATAATTATATATACTACCGCAAAATTAACAGCACCAATATCATTATTTAGTACCATTCTTCTTCAATCTTTATAATTGCCCTTTGTATCCCATTAGATACAAGTACCCGTTCAGGTTTAGTATAGTCACTAATTAAAGTATCAAACTGTACATTACAATTAGTATATTTAGCTAAATACCTTAGGGCATACTTCTTAGCGATGTCTTTCGTACTGTAAGTAATTACAGGATAAAAGACATTAATATAACTACCATGTTTATCAAAAGTATTTATATAGTAAGACCAACGTCTTATACGACGTTTATGTTTACTATCAAACACTTCTTTACTGGTAATTAATACGTTAAATTCAATAGATTTATTTAACATGATTATTAAAAAAGACACGATGTTCCCCAAAGCGGCACTCTCGTACCCCTTCAAAGAACTGTCATTAACCAGTAAATGATGAGTTCTATTATTAAGTAATGACTTCCTACCGCTGTACGTCATCGCTATACTAAGTATTTTTCATCGTGTACTAATACTTAAGCGACTACCACCCACCATCGTTTTTCCCATTCTCCCACATAGTTACTTGCCTATTACTAAAGTAATTACCGTAACCACGATGCCGGTCATTATACATTACCAATTTTTGACGCTATCGGGGACACTCAGCAATCATCTTTTATTTGGGTCCTTCCCAAAAGTATGATTAACCTACACCCGACTTCTGCCCCACTAACTACTTTCGCCCTCATGGGGGATACGCTTACTACTTTCAGTCGTGCGTCATATATATAACGTGCAAAATATTATAATGTTACTAATAAGTAAAAAATAATTTAGTTAAAAAGCGCTATTAAAAACATTAAAAAATTATACTTTTGGGATTATATTATGGTATATATCACCTTATACACTAAGCTTACATTGTAATACGTATCATATCATACGTTAACTTATTATGTTATGTGTTAATATTATGTTACGCGTTAACTTATAATATGGTATATATATCGCGTTACACATTAAGCTGTACCAAATCATGTCCCCGGTATGCATAAACAGGGAAAGTACCCCCGTACATTAACAGTAAAAGTCAAAATTTGTATAACTATCAAATACTTTATATTATGTCAATACTAATATTTATATTACAAGTAATTACTTATGTACTGATTACTTGCCTATTTACATGTGTAATGGCTGTTGTGTTTACTAATAATAAACACATAGTAAATAATGTAACTTGTCTTATGTTACCTTTACTGTTATTAATTGCAATAGTACTTAGTATACTCTCATTTATTAACTAATAATATCATAGCTATGGTAAACAAAATCAATTTGACAAAGTATTGTATTGGGCGTATAAATACGCTACAATACATGTTAGATACTCAACCATTGAGTATTGAAGACCGTGAGAAGATTAAGGCTAAAATGACAGAATTAGCCTTAAAGACACTGTAATTAATTAGTGAGGTAAATAGTATCTTAAGTGATATTATTTATCTTACTGGTGTACCAAATCAAGTCCCTGATTTGCAGAAATAGCGAAATAACTAATCATTAAATATATATCATATGAATTATCGAGTTAATCACATTGAAATGCGTGTAGTTGAGCAGGGTAAACGAAACGCAGGTAGGGAATATGCAATTTTACGTATGTATCCTGAGAATGATTTTTGGTCATCTGGTCGTGACCGTGTAACTTATGTTATGTTCTTTAATCCTGACCAAACAAAGCAAGTAGCTATGTTAAAGGACTGTATTGCTAAAGGAAATTATGATGAATTACCACCTTTTGCAGGTAAAACTGTAATTGTTGAAGACTTACCTAATTTCTATCGCTATCAGACTGATATTAATGGTAACATTAACCCTAATGCAGTTATATCAGACATGAATGGTATGCCTATTGTATACAATTCAATGAAGGTATTTGTACCTTTGTCTGTTGATGGTAATGCAAAGGATGATGCACGTACTTTAGCATTAAGAATTATGCGTAACACTTGTCGTTTAGCAGTTAATGAAACTGCTGAAATGAATGATTTTACAGCACCGCAACAGCCTGTAAATCAGCAAGTTACACAACAGCAACAAGGCCAGAATAATGGGTCCAATACCTTTCCGCCACAATCTCAGAACCCATTTGCATAACCAAATAAAGCGTCGTAATAATATATGGCGCTTTATCTCTTCTTCAAAACTCATTCCCTAGAACTCATTAATATAATTCCTATGACAGATAAAATATAAAACTAATTTTGTCTATCGCAATAATACATATACTATAGTTTCTTTATACTTTTCTTATTTTCGCTTTCGCATAACAGTCCAATAAACTTAGTATATGTATATCAAGTAGCTTGTTAGTGATAATAGGCTACTTACTTTTAATATTTCCATGATATCATTATATAATCAATATATAAGCTTAAAATTAAGTTTAACATAAAAAACTCAATAACTTCAGAGTAGCGTAAGCTACGGAGTTGTGTAACAATCCCAAGACATTGAGGGCACCAGTTTATTATAAATAGGTTTAGGACTATCCTTGTAAATACTTAGCTACTACAACATTGATTTTCAATCATAACGCCAGAGTAGAGAATCCCTATTTATAAGTTTTAGGTGTAAAATGCAATAATATACTAACAAATTGACAATTGATTATTGTTTCAAAAACTTAGTATATTAACATTTATGGACTATCAATCAATTATAATTAACATTAGTATTAATCTTGTTTTATACTTTTTTGTTCTAAGACTCTGTGTATTTTATAGTTATTAATTTTGACAAGATTGATAGTCCTTTTTTATGTATACAATAAACTTTTATTATATTAACTTTAATTATCAAAATTATGGCTACAAAAAACTTAAAAGAGACATTGTTAACATTAGGTGTTGAAAAAGAATTATCTAATAAAACTAAAGCATATCGATTATTGATTGATCCTTTATCGTCAGAATTAGAATTAGCTTTATGTATAAGACGTACTAAAGTATATAAAAAATATGCTATAGTCAAATCTACTGTAGATAATATACTTTACACTAAAATAAATGTAACAGAAGAACCAAAAGTACTAAACAAACGTACTTTCTCATCATTACCTAATGAATCATTAACATTCTAATTATTAATAGCTAGTTATAGTATATTTTCATAGTATACTATAACTATTAATACTTAATATAATGAAAGCAAATATAACTCATACAGAATGGGAAAAACAATATATGTATACATTATTATCCTCACCATATGCATTTGAAGCATTTAGGTATCAACAAAAGAATATCAAGCATTTTGATCAATTTACGTCACGATTAATACCTCGTGCTAAACAAATAAAACAAGACTATACAATAATATTTAATACGTTATTTAAAGACAAAATTATGAAAGATCGTATTAAATATTTACTATCAACGTTAATACAGGACGATAATTATTTAGCTTCAAATGATTATAATTTTATTGTATTTGATATTCAATTTATATTTGAACACGGTCATATAAATATAGATACTTGTAATATTTGTATCCGTATATGCCGTAAATCATACGTATTATCAATATGTGATAAGTTAAATGAAAAGTTACATTTTCAGGCACAAAGTGTATATATGATCGATGATAATAAATCAACAAATAAAATACATATAGAAAATATAACAGAACAATATACTAAATTATCATATATACCTAATGATAAAACAAATAAGTATTCAGTCAAAATAGAATATATCAAATATGCAAACAATATTAAAGAAGTAATAGATATATTTAAAACTTTTCTTACTGATTTTATAAACACATATATTCATATTAATAACCCGTTTGAAATAATAACTAACACAAATAGATATAAAAAGTATCAAAATATAGGTATAGAGTTTGAATATGATTATAAAGGTGGTATAAAATGGCAAGACTATAAGAAATACAAAGATATTATAAGTTATGATGATAACTATGATGGCAATATGTCTTGTCGTGTAAATGAAACTAGGTTACGTTTAAATGGTAACAGGGGTTTTATTGGTTTATACGATTATTTAAACTATATCAAAAAGTATAATATAAATCCTGTTAGCATACATATACATATTGATTGTGATTATGATAGTACTTTTGATAAATTATATAATATTTACTCTATAAAATCACTTATAAACGCTATTCACAATAATGAATATTTTTGTATGACTATATTAAGGATAATATTCTTTACTAATACTAAGTATCAGTATAGTAACGTTGATATATACGACATTATATATAATAATATATATTTAAATGCGCAACATACTATGGAATATAGGTTTTGTTACCCTACGTACAATTATACATCTATAATTACACAAATTTTAGTACTATCATTAATAACATATGCTATTAAACATAATACTAAAATTAACATAAAATTACTGGACCTAATTTATG